CTCGATTAGTCACGGAAGCGATGCGTCGTATCCCTACGATTGAGGAAGCGGAGAAGCTGTATCAGAATGCGCTCAAGACCCTGATGACGGGTACCGAAAAACGGACCCCGGATTGGGGCTGGACCCGGAAAGCGACCAATACCCCTGCCCAAAGAGCAAAGTTGTTTAAGGCCGCTACTGATGAGCAAAGGGCGCGAGTTTTAGGGTATAGTGCGGAAGAGTTTCGTGGTGAAGCGCGGGATAAGATCCTGCGGAATATCGCCAGGGTCCAGATGCATTTATCGTTGGGGAATCCGGTTCTGGACCCTGTAGAGGTAGTGAAGCGCCAAATCCGGTCTACTATTAAGGCGGATTCAGTGCGGCAGGCGATATCGAATGCTGCACGCGTCAAGGTACCGAATATGGTGGGGGCTGAGGAACCGATCACAATGGTGATGGTGAACGAATCCGGGAGCCCCCCGTTAGCCCGGACCCTGGGGACTGTGGGGGACGATATGTCCACGGGTGAGTACTATATATCGTTATCGAGCCCGGACACGGGGTTAGGGATGGCACCGGATTCGGTCCTGACGATTAAGGGGAAACAAGTAGAGGCGAAGCACGTCTACATGCACCCCGAGATGGCGAAAGCCTTTAAGGCACGATTTGATATTGACCCGAACGCGACTAACCCGGAGGCGATGGGTATTATCGAGATGACAAGGTTAGCGCAGCTTTCGGGTAGTCCGGTGCATCATGCGGTCAATATTCTGAGTGATTTTTACTTTAATTTTTCCAAAACCGCGCTCCAGACGATTTTTAAGTCGGTGTTCGGTCCTGGGTCTTTTAAGGAGCGGATTAAGAATCTCGGGGGCGGGATTCTGGATTTTGTGTCGGCCCCGGTAGATGCTTTCGGGGTTGCGGGAGCTGGCCGGCGTGGTCTGGAAGCAGGGCAGGCTTTGCGGACGGATGCGATCCTGAGTGGCGCCAATATGGAGACGTGGAATAATTTCGCCAAAACCGCGCTTAAGATCCAGGAACGATTACTAGAGATGAATTCCTCGGAGTTAAAACCGAAACCCGAGGGGGCTTTTGAGAAAGCCACAAAACAGGCGGAATCATTCCGTCAGTTGGGTGAGATGTGGCGGAATAAGGAGACAAACATTGGGGGGATCGCGTATAACACGGATCTCCTGATGAATAAGTTCGTTACATTTAACCCTATCAAGGAAGCTATTTTTGCCGGGTATCATTACTGGACCGCGGTGCATTGGAAAAACTGGGGTCAGAAGTTGATGAGCGGAGGTGTCCCGTTCGAGATAGCATTCCGGGAGGTGCGGAGAGAAGCCGCGGATTACGTCAACAAGATGGCCGGATCCCTGAACCATTACCAAAAAATAGTAATTGGTGGTGTTTCCCTGGATGAGTACCTGTATGGCCAGGGTTTAATGGGAACGATGGTGCATGCCAAGACTCCGGGTTGGTTCCGAGCCAAAGTGGATACTATGTTGCTTTCACCTTTAGGTAGGAGTTTGTGGCATGTCCGGGATCCTGTGCTGGCGAAGAATCTGCGTGGTGAGTACCAGAAAGCGTTGTTGACTGCGATGACGACCGGATTCGTAGCGAAACAGGTGCTGGAATGGATCGTGAGTGACCGGGGTATGTTCGCTGCTATTGCTTCGGGGGATCCGGGGAAATATTTTCAGTACCAGTGGAATAACCCGAACGATATTGCGAATATTCAGTTATCACCCACGAATTACGTCACAATTCCTTTCATGGGGATGTATAAGGATCCGGTGCGGTTATCGGGGGCGGTGCTGGATACCGAGATTGCGGGCCGTTATGTATCGAGTCAGGTGAGTGGGTTTGGGCCTGTCCTGATGGATATCGCGACTAACCGGGATCGGTATCGCCCCGGAAGACCTGTGTATAACCGGGACCGGTCTTTGGACCCCAGGATGAAGGCGTACCAGGCGCTCAAGATGGGGCGTTATGTGCTGCGTGCGATAGCGGGCACGACAATCGAGGAAGTATTCGGGCAGTCTGTTTATCCGTATGTAGGGGCCCAATCCCGGCAATTGAGTGAGTACCTTGCGGGTTGGGCGGGTGTCCAGATCGGTAAGAATAACCCGTATCTACAGGAAAAAGCCTGGCTGTCGATGATTGAGAAAGACAATGTGAATGATTTACTGGACCAGGTTAATCCTATGATCGACAGTTGGCTCTCGGGGTCTGATCCGGAAGGTCTGGACCGGGCGTTGCAGTTAGCCGCTACGGGTGCTGATGTATGGGGTGAGGGCGGTCATGAGAATTGGATTGGGATTTACCCCGGGAATAAAGTTAGGCTTACGGAGGATCAGATCGCGTTAGTGATCGCGAAACGGATGGAGGCGTTTGGGGTCACGATTGAGAGTTTGTCGGAAGGTAGAAAACTGGAGTACGAACGAGCAGTTCGGAATATGCGCAAAACTCTTCAGGGTCGGGTTCCTCAAATGCTGAAGAAGCGGAAACAGGAGAGGAAGAAACGGGCTTCTAAGGTGCGGGTCAAGACTCCGGGGTGGCGGAATAAATGAAGGTATTATTACTGAGTCGTGACGAAAAGCACGCGTTTTTACTGGATCAGTTAACTCGTGAGGGTAATGAGGTTGCGCTCCTGAGTAAGTACAACACGGGGGTATGGGATGGGCTTGTCAATCGTGTTGGGAGCCTTGGGGATGCGTTAAGCTGGGAGCCGGAAGTTGTGTTGGTGGATCAACCAGGATTGGGGCCTGCGGCAAAACGGTTCCGAGAGGCAGGAGTTCCTGTTGTCGGGAGTATACCGTTAGCCTCCCGGATAGAGAAAGATTATCTGTTTGCGATCAATTTCTTAGATGCTGCCGGTATCCCGACTTGTGATTACCAGGAATTCACAGATGTATCGGATGCTTGCGAGTATGTGCAGTGTGGGGCGCACCCGTGGCGTATGGTGTGCAGTGATTGTAGTTCTGAGACGTTTCCGGATGAGGTGCAGTTACAGATTTACCTCGAGACCCTGGAGGCGAACAATAAGGTTCCTCAGCGGTTTGCTCTGATGCGGGATTTCCCCGGTCTTGCGGATAACCAGTTGCAGCTGAGTTCGGAGTTCTGGTTATGCGGGTTTGTGAACTCAAGAGGCTTGATGAATCCGTGTCTGGGGTTCCGAGTAAGTAGTGGGTTCTTACCAGGTGGTATGGGGATCCCGACTATTGAGGGTGTGACGATCCAGAATATCCCGTCCGGGCACCGTATAATCGGGATGACGCTTAAGAAGTTAGTTCCGAGTTTGAGCAATATGGGTTATGTGGGCCCGGTATTTCTGGGGTGTACGGTGGAGGCACCGTCTGCGGAAACGGATTGGCGTAGCCGGTTGTGTTGCACGAATTTTTCCCTAACAGCGCCAGACGGGTTTTGGGCGTGTTTTCTGCGGGGTCTGGAGATATCGTTTAGTTTTTTCCTGGACCGGCTCCTGAACCCCCGTAGACCGGATAATCCGTATGATTTCTGGGTAGGGCATGTCTCTAGTCGGAAGTTAACAGTGCCACCGTACCCATTGACCGAAGCCCGGTGGTTATCGCAGGAACAGAAACGGAAGTTGGTGCAGGAGTGTTTACCTCCGGATCCTCAAATAACTCGCCAGGAGCCGAATATTTATTGGGCAGGTGTTCGGGATGATCGGCAAGGTGGGTATGAGATAATCCACCCTACAGTTGGTTACTTGACGGGTAAGGGTGCTACATATCTGGAATCACTTGTGGAGGTGCGGAATCAGCTCCAGAGCAGCAGGATTCCGTTTGTGCAGGCCCTTGTGGAACCGGATCCGTTATGGGAGATGGATCTGTATCCTGTGTCGGTGTTACGAGAAGAAGAGGAAGAAGATGAGGATGAGGATGAATGACGCAGCGTGCGGGATTTGGTAGCGAACCCTCGATCCTGGAGATAACGGATGCGCAGGCCCAGTTGGACGCGAAGTTAGATAAAACCGGGGGGACCATAACAGGGGCGTTAACTGTTCAGGGCAATTTTACGGTTAACCCCGGGGATTCGGTTGTTGAGAATCTTGAGATAAATGGGGACCTGAATCACGACGGGTCCAATGTAGGATTCTTCAACGTTACCCCCACGATCCAGGCTGCGGCTTACACCCAGACCTACGCAACTGCTTCCCGCACCCAGAATAACCTGACTTCCGCAACATTGACTGACAATTCTGGAGGGATTCCGGATACTACCATTCAGGCATTGACGGATCCCGCGAATGCGCCTGTGGATGCTGATGCACTCCGGGATGATCTTGTGTTAAACTTAATACCAGAGCTACGGAACAATTTTGCCGACCTGGCGGATCAGGTCAATAAGTTGCGAGTAGACTTAGAAAATGTTAAACAGGTAGTAAATAGCCTTATAGATGACAGTCAAAGCTTCGGTCTGGCCGGATAGGAGAAGTAGAGAATGGCGGACGATAAGAAGATTGGGCGTTATACTGATAACGCTATCGTGTACGGGGAAGACAAGACAGGGGCTTCCCCTGAACTCCGGATGCTCAGGTTAGACTCTGACGGTTACGTTATTATTTCCACCAGTACGACCCTGAATGTCCTGGATACCGCACCCTCAAGTTTAGCTTCCGGGTCCAAAACCGTAGCAGCTGCCGGGACGGCGGAAGCGTTAGCGACGGCAACAACGTGTGTTCAGGTAGCGATTCAGGCTCTCGCGAGCAACACGGGTAACGTGTATGTGGGTGGCAGTTCTGTTGCAGCGGGTGCCGGAATAGCTCTTGCGGCCACCCAGAGTGTGGTGATCCCGATTGATAATCTGAGTAAGGTGTACTTGGATGTGGATAATAACGGCGAGGGAGTGAGTTACTTCTATGTCGCGTAACATCCTCATAAATACAGGCGGCGGCGACGTCTACAAGGTCGGCACTCCTGCCGATAACCAGGTAGCGGTCTGGACCGGGGACGGGACGATCGAGGGGACGAGTGATCTGATATTCGACGGCATCAACCTGGCTCTCGGTCCGGATATCGGGATTCAATTTTCCGATTCCGCTGGCGCCGGGACCGTCACAATCAAATCCGCCAACAACGGCGATCTTAACGTTAGCCAGACCGGGGACGCCTACAGGTTCTACACGGGCTCAGGATCGGCTCTCATGGTCGGATCGAATTTTTTCCTGCCCCGTCGGAATGTCGGGATCGGGCTCGCCACCGATTGGTCAGTGCCAGCAATGCCGCTTGAGGTGGCCAGCACCTCCCCCCAACTCCGCCTCTCCTACACCTCCGGCAGTGTTTACAGTGATTTCGAGGTCACGAGCACAGGTAGGCTCGTGATATCTCCTACTAGTGGCGATGTAAGGATCGTCAACAAGCTATCGCTGGGGACGAGTGGGAGCGTGCTGCTCGGAGATCTCCGATCAGTTCTGAATTTAATCGGGATCCAACACGGATTACAACTGATCGGTCGCGAGGCAATGGAGATCGGTATTGGGAACAATGTCATGACGACCCGATACATCCGGATGCACAGTACAACTGGCTGCAACCTCAAGGCGGACTCCTCCGCGCCGTCCAGTGATGCTAACCTGGACAGTGGATCCATTACGTTTTATCTTGACGAGGTTGGCAACAATCTCAAAGCACGGATTAAATATTCCGACGGCACCCTAAAAACTTTCACCGCCGCAATAATTTAGGAGGACACATGGCCAAGCAAATCACAAAGATCGATCCGGTGTGGGGCAGGCGTAACCTTTACGTCGCCCCCATGGTCCGGATTTATGACGACGCCAATCAACACCTCACGGTCGTGTGGGGCGGATGGCGCGATCGTGCAGCGCGCCAGGCCGGTGAGGAGGCATACCGTCTCGGACAGCAGACGATTGTGCGCGAGCAGGATCCAGATCTATATGCCCAACTATCCCAGCGCACCCATGCGGGGATGCCGTATGCGGCGCTCGCCACGGTCCCGGACGGAGACCTGCTCCAGGAGGTCCGGGATGGGGTAGACATCCTGGAGGATAAGCAAAAACCAGAGCCTCCGCCGGTAGTAGAATTGGGCAATGTGGGTTAAAGACTTACCAGAGACTCTCCGGATGTTTATCCGGGCTAATTATGTCCGCATCACAGATGTGGACAATATCGAGATCGTGTTTGAGAAGCTTAAGCATGGGTTTGGGCTGCATCAATCCCAGCGTCCCCGAACGATCATTATGTCTCTCGACCATTGGCCCGACAAAACGTTTGATCTCCGAGATGCCCAGCAGATCTCGACCTTGTTTCATGAACTGCACCATGTGGAGCAGTGGGAGCATTTTGGGTGGTGGCAGAAGTTTTTGCGGTGGTGGTGGAATATTGTGTTGCCCTACATGAAGCGTCCGTATGAGCGGAAGGCTATGGAGCGAGCAGAGATGCTTTTGGCCAGGTGGCGCGATACCTTACCACCCAGACCTGTAAAACCCTAGAGAGGACACGGATATGAGTGATAGGATCGCAGAGATAGAGGCCAAGATGGGAAAATTGCTGCATAGTCTGGAGCTGCATAACCGGCAGGTGCAGTTGCATCAGCAGCAGATCCAGGCCCTGATGCGCGAAAAATCTAGCCTGCAAGATGCCCAGGACCAGGCTATGTGGTTGGGGGATGCATGATCGACCTAGATGGGCCTACGAGTGGGACTAACCAGCAGGTAGATCTGGCAACATTGGGATATCTGCTGCAAGTATACCGGGACCAGATACTGGATCCCCGGACGTATATTGCTCCGGAGGAGACGTGACCAGCAACAACACTGTCCCTGATCGAGTAACGATCATGTGGAGCCATGACTGGCCAGTCGGAGTAATCCTGCAACGGGAGGATGACATAGATGACACAGGATACGAGTGACACGAGCCTCTCCGTCACAGGATACGGCCCGGTATATTGCGATATTGCCTTAATGCGCCAGAGATTGACTGAGATTCACAGTAAGGAGGACAGTGTAGGTGGCACCTGACAAGGAGACCAGGGAGATCTTACGGGAGATATATCGTGGTCAGTCGGCCATACAGGCAGATGTTGCTGCGATCAAGCGAGACGTGGCGGCTAACAAGGACAGGTCGATCCGGGTAGCGGAGGACCTTGCGGATATCCAGCAGGACGTGGCGGTCCTGAAGGACCGGTCCAAAGATTGCAAGGACCAGGCTGGTATGACGGCCGGGCAACAAAAGGGTCTGTACGCGACTGCTGCGGCGGCATTACTGGCTCTGATTTCGGAGGCGATCAGCAAATTATGAGTTGGAATCGAGATCGTATGCGGGTCAAGGTTCCGGACAAAACCCCCCGGGACCCCGATGGCAACCTGCTCTGCAAGTGGTGCGGAACCCGGCTCCAAGGTCGTCGTCGAGCCTGGTGTAGCGATGCCTGTGTTGATGAATACCGGATCCGTGTAGATTCTGGATTTGCCAGACAAAAGCTTGTAGAGACTCGGGGGGGCTGCGTGTGTGCGTCCTGCGGGCTCGATATGATAGAGCTTGAAAGGCCTGTTAGGGATGCCTGGAGAGCCTGGCGAGACCTGTACTGGCACTACTGCCGTGCCGGCAGGAACAAGAGACAAGAGATGAAGCCAAAGGTAGATGAAAAATTCCAGAGTTATATCAGTCTGGCTGAGGAGATGGAGAAACAAGGATGGCCTTATGGAATTGCAGGCACAACCTGGCAGGATGCACACTATTCCTCCCGGCCAAGATCCATGTGGCAGCTTGACCATATCTGGCCCTGGCGATACGGAGGGTCCTACATGGGGCTCGATAACATGCAAGTTCTTTGTCATAAGTGTCATGTGCAGAAAACCAAACAGGATAATCAGGTTAAATACACTACCGTGGAACTGGATCCTCGGGATTCCGTTAAAATCCTGGATTTCGTGGAGGCGGAATGACCAAGCCTAAAATTTTTTCCAAGGATGAGTGGGGTGCGGACCCTAATGCTTACGTATCAACATCGATAAGATCCCCCGTAACCCAAATCATCTTACACCATGATGCGTCCGAGACCCCGGACGACATGACCTGGGGGCAGGCAGCGGCCCGGATGCGGGATCACCAGGACTACCATATCCGGGTGCGGGGGTACAGTGATATCGGATATCACTATGTGATTGCGCCGGCAGGGTGGGTTTTCGAGGGGCGCTCAATCCATTATGTCGGTGCCCATACCTATGGGCAAAACTGGGATTCTCTCGGTATTTGCTTAATGGGGAATTTTGAGATTGATTATCCGGACCAGCGCGCTATCGACGCGTTAGTGCGCCTCGTGGTCTGGTTGCAGGGGCAACATCCTAATAAGTTGCCCCTGTTCCCCCATCTTCTTTACAACAAGACTGTATGTCCGGGAAAAAACCTATATGAGATCATGGATTCAATCTCGGACAATATCAAAAGAGGTACTGTGGGGTCGATACCGGATCACCAGACTCCTGCCGGGGTCCCGATCGTCTATAAGGGCCAGACAATCTATGGTAGGATAATAGACGGAACCACCTATGCTCCGGTTCGACAGGTTGCGGATTTGGCCGGACTTAAAACCGGGTGGGATCCCGAAAAGAAAATCGTGACCCTGGATGATTAGGTATACGTCACTCACAACAGATCCCGCACCAAAGTGGGAACATGGTGAGGTGTGGGAAGTTGTGTTCGACGATCCCGGGGATCCGATCATGGTATTGATGTATAAACCTAAAGAGGAGGAATTAAAATGAATAACTTTTTGGCAGAAGGTCTGACCGTCACGCCGAATGTCCAGAAGGCGTTGTCTTTCACGGGCAATTTATTGATCGCAGTTGCAGAGCAGGCGGGCCCGGAGGACGACAGCCCGGGCAAACTGACTCTGCAGGATTTGTTAGAAGTAGTCGGGTCTCAACTGGGAAAGTTGTAGAGGATCCTCTGCGAGACCTGCTCGCGCAGCCGAAACCCGGCGATCCGAACCCGTCGGTGCCGGAACTAGTAGAGCAGATCGAGAGACCAAGGCCGGACCTGCCACCAGTGGAGTTTGGGCCGGTGGAGTTGCCTCCGGTCGTGATGCCGCCGATGACGGGGTTGCCGACACCGGAGGAGTTGGTTGCGGGCTTACGAGAGGATCTAGACCGGGATTTAGATTTGGAGTAAGATAGGGTTGTTGGGCCCGGGGAAACGGGTTCTTATCTGTAAGGAGGGTTTATTATGTCTGTCGGGACGGGAGTACAGTTCAGGACGGTTTCCTCGGATCGTGAATACGACCGTAAGAAAGGGACTGCTACTACTACGGAAGCCGCGGTCCACACGGTAGCTACCGGGGGTGCTGAGATCCATGTGGCCAGTATTCTAGTGACGAATCGCCATGCGACTAATGCCGCGACTTTCTCAATCACGCATCGAGCATCTGGTGAAGGTATAGCGGCGGATACTTACGATATTATTAGTGAGGAATCGTTGAATGCCAACACCTTTGTGTTGATTCAGTCGTCGCACCCGGAAGTTCCGCTTGCGGTCTTACAGGCTGGGGATACTCTTGGGATTCTGGCGAGTGCGAATGATTCGATCAACTACGAGATCGTCTCCTGGACCCGGAGGGTATAATGCCGGTTACAAGATCACAGAGTACTGCGATCACGCAGACCTATAGTACTGCCGATGCTACCCACGCGGCTCGTACCGCTGCAGCATTAACTGACAACACTTCCGGAGCAGCTCCGGACGGGACGATTGCGGATGTCGCTAATATTGCTCTGTCTACTGCGGACACCTATACTGATACAGCTGTCAATAATGCTGTGAATGCGGTTGTGAGTGATGTGAAGGATGCGATTGGTGAGTTAGCGGACCAGATTAACAAGCTGGTATCGGACCAGGCCGACACAGCGTCTTTTGTGAATGCTGTAGTTGATGACCTTCAGAGGCAGGGGATACTGCGGTAATGAACTACAATACCGGGCATGTCTCTACGTTTCGTCCTAACACGTCTGCTGGGACCACGGGTGTGATTGCGCTCACGACATCGGCAGCGGAGGTTTTGGACTCTCCAGCTACAGAGGCGCCCCGGTACGTTCTCGGTAGCTCCCGGGTATGTAACTACTCGGGGGCTGCTGTTATCTTTACCCTGTATTACGTATCGGATTCTGACGCGGGTGCTACAGCTGCCAACACGATTATAGAGATTGAGATTGCGGCTGACGATTATGTTCAGATCGGGGATATCCCCTTATTGTCTGGATATAGTCTGTATGCGAAAGCGACAGTTAATGGGTCGTTGAATCTGATTCTATTTTATGAGGAGATTGACTAACCAGATGTGGGCACGTATAATGTGGTTGGTTGTTTCTTTTCTCAGTTCATGTTGTGTCCTTAACAACCGGTCTCTTACGGCTCCCGCGGTATCACTTGGCCCGGGGGCCCTCTCTTTTTCTTTTACTGCTGGGGTTCGGTAAATGTATCGCAATCGTTGGGGACAATTAGGGGAGCGGAAGCAGACAGTTGGTCTTCATGGCCGCACCACGTCGCCTTCAGGGAAACCTGTAGATTTATCAGAACCCGGCACCATATCGGTGTCGTCTATTTTTTCAGTAATCGACCGTCTCAATACTCCTCCGGGGTCTCCTGCTGACGGGGATGCGTATCTTGTGACTGCGGTTGCGGGTGGCGATTGGGCCCTTCATGAGGATGAGATTGCGGTCTGGAATGCTGCGCAGGGTGTCTGGGAGTTTTATGTCCCGACCGAGGGTTGGATTGTTTGGGTCGAGGATGAGGATCTGTATTATCATTATGATGGATCCTCATGGGATGTTTGGAACCTGAATGACCTTGGAGATGTCACTCTTACAGGACCCCTGCAGGATAATGATTTTCTTTTGTACGATGCTGCTTCCGGGCAATGGGTGGATGTGGACCAGGCGACAGTAGCGGGTCTTTTATCCAGTAGTTCTACTCTTAATGATATATCTGATGTCACTATCACTGGTCCTGTGGCTGATAATGAAGTGTTGGCTTATGATACAGCTACTGGTGAATGGATTAACCAGACTGCTTCTGAGGCTGGTTTAGCTGCTGCTGGACATACACATGCTCTTAATGATTTATCTGATGTCACGATCACTGGAGTAGCGGATAATGAGGTATTGGCGTATGACACAGCATCCGGGGAATGGATTAACCAAACAGCAGCGGAAGCTTCTTTAGCCACCTCAAGCCACACCCATGCTCTTAATGACCTATCTGATGTGAATGTCGGAACACCCGGTGCTGGCGAAGACGGTTATTCTGTCACGTGGGATAATACGAATAGTGAGTATACTTTATCGAATGTCAGTGGTGGTGGGTACATAACCTCCAGTGACCATTACACCCGACTAAAGTCGGCTTCTGCGACAATCGGGGGTACCCCTTCCAACATCACATGGGGTAGTGCGGTAAATGATACCGCGGGTCGATTTTCCCTCACTAACGCAGAACGAATCACCAGTATATCGGGGGATAACTATGTAAGGTTGCGGTTATTTGTTTCCGTAACTACGGGAGTTATTTTGGGGGTAGATATTCGGGCTAGTGCATATGCCGTGGGAGCCTCAGATGACGGTTTTACAGTTGCGAATATCGACATGACTGCTTCCAGTGTCACATACCTGAATCTGGTAACAGGAGTAATAGATGTCGTTACTCCTGGGACTACGTATTATTGGGCTCGTATCTGGGGGTCTGGATCTATCAGTAACACAGTTGGTTTTTTTGAGCTTGAGAGATTGGGATAACTATGGCTAAAACACCCCAAAACAAGAAAAAAATTGCAAAAGTGATGCGTGAGTTCAAAAAGAAGAAGCTTAAGAGTTCCTCCGGGAAGAAAGTCACGTCACGTAAACAAGCGATCGCGATCGCTCTCTCGGAAGCCCGCAAGAAAAAACAACACCCCCTAAAGAGGGGGCGGTACCGGTAATAGCAGATCCATACGATCCTATCGCTAGAATACCATAATGGTGCCAATCGCACAACCTGAGAACCCGGTGTACCCGGGTTTCTCGCTTTAGAACATTTTCCCCAATAGGGTTTGGAATACCTCTGGGTGCTCTTTCTCTAGCCACCGGACCCGGGCCACAAGGTGATTCATCACACGGTTACGGCTCAGGTGCATCCGGTATTTCAGGTCGTCTAGAAAGAGGATGTTGTCGATCTCCAGTAACATACTCACTTGCCGTGTGTCTCTGTTCTGCCAATCCCTACTACCCATAATTTACTCTACCTTCTTTCTTCCGTCTTTACAGTATTGTTCGTGTCTTCGTAGCCCCCCGTCAGTCTTAAAGTCGTCACGCCCGCACCGTTTGCATTGTCGTAACCCAGCTGGGGGAAGTCGTGGGTCTCGTACTTCTGGGTACAGGTCAATAAAGATTTGGGTTCCGGGCTGCTGGGGGTAACCGGGGACATGGATCATGTGGGGATCCCAGTATACCTTAAGACCGGAACCACCCTCCACAAGGCAATCATCCACATACAGGAGCGGGGGCATCCGGGCTTGCCTACCCGCTAGCGCATCCTCTACGAGCTTATATAAATTACTCCAGTCGGGACGCTTCGTGTGTTGTTTCCCCTGGAACCAGGCTTTCTCAGGGGGACTCATGAGGAATATTGTGCGAAGTCGTGCAGCACCTTTTCGGATAGGTAAGTAGGGTATCAGGTGCGGGTAGTCGCGGCACATGGTATCGATAAATACCTGACGGATATTGGCTTCTGCCTGGATTGTTTTTTTATCCGTGGTCATATAGGGATTCCCGCGTTTACTCACTCGTGCGAACCCCTGGTTTTTCTGTTTCGGATTCCCCGGGACCCATACCTCAAGGTGGATCGGTTTGGGTAAGGGTTTGATGTAGTCAGGGTCTCGCATTTCCCTGGCAGTAATATCCCCCATGGTCCATTCGATCACATCCGCTAGTGGTGCTACTTTGGCACGTCGTCTACCCAATTCTGGATTTACCCTCCTGTTTAACCACTAATACGTCCCTGTGGCCTTCCAGCTTCATTTCCCGGGGGACAGTCATCATGATGGTCTGGATGTCGGGATTCAGGTCTCTCAGGAGTAATGAGAGGGCATGGCACCCGGGGTCGTCTAGTTCCCCCACAGGATCGTCTAGTAGGAGGAAGTCGAAGGGGCAGGTGCGTCCGAACTGTAGGGCTTGTCGGAGAGCCAGGAGGCAGGCGATTGAGATCCGGTAGCGTTCACCACCTGACGGGAGCCCCACCTCCTCAGGGCCCCGTTTAACCACGATATCGAAGGTTTCCCGGCCTGTGTTGGTTTGGGGTGGGTAGGTGATGGAGAATTCGGAACCCGCCATATAGGGGGTGTAGCGGTTCGTGTAGTGTGTGAGGACCTGTCTCACTTCATCCAGGAGCATGTTCCGGATCTCTCGGTTGAACCCGGCCTGCAGGGCTTTCAGGACTGGAAGGTGTTTGTTGCGTTGGCTTATCGAACGTTTTAGATCTGCTATTTGGGTGTGGAGATTATTGATATTCTCCTCTATCTGCTTCAGGTTTTCCTCCAGGTACTCGACAGCCCGGCTGTATGCGGCTTCTCTGACCTGATATATCCGGGCATTCAGGTCTTCCATTTGTTGTCGGTACTTTTCTTTTTGTTGATGCCACCGGAGGATCTTATTGAGTTCCTCCTGGTACTGGGTATGCTCGGCCTGGAGGTCGGTCAGGGTATTGTTGATCTTTCGGAGTTCGTCTCGAGCTGCTTGTTGTTTCTGCCGGATCCCTGCGACAAATTCCTCTGTCACGGTTTGTCCACAGGTGCTGCATTTACTCCCGGGCGGTAAGGTGGTTGTCCGAACCTGGTGGGACAGGATAGCGCTTTGGTTCTGGAGTTCCCGAATCTTAGTCGAACGGATCGCTACTTCTTCCCGGAGAGCGGATTCGTCGCCTTCAGGGCAATCCCGGATGCGTTTCTGGATCTCGATTTGTTGCTTCTCGAGTTCCGCGATCTGGTGTGCTTTTTCGTGAACTTCGGCTTGTTGTTGTTTTCGTTCGTGGTGTAGTTTCCGGTTAACCTCGACTGCCTCTTTACTCAAGCGGTCTACGACTTGTTGCAAGCTACTGATTGAGGCTGTGTCTTTGTCGTTTTCCCGAACCAGTTTAGTGATATCTTTTCCGACACGCTTTCCGGCTTCCCGGAAGACCGTGTCCTCTATGAGCTCGCTCAGGATAGCCATCCGTTGGGTCGGACTGGCTTCAAAGAAACGGGCCGAAGCGGATTCTCTCCCGATATAGATTACGTTGCAGAACGTTTCAAAACTGATATGGAACCATTCCTCAAGGGCGATTTGAGTATTCAGGAGGTCGCCGGCAACAACTTTGTCCCCGATTTTGAATTCGAGTTTCTCACCTAATGTTTTTTGTTTCGTGCGAGTAATCTCCAGCACTGTGTCCTTGCTCTCAAGTACCAAATGAACGCTGCATTTCTTATAACCGTTAGTGATAAGGTCATCTTTCTTATGTTTCCTTGGAAGTTTTCCCCACAGGCCCCACACGATAGCGTAAAACAATGCGGACTTTCCAGCTCCGTTTGACTGCGGGGGGCTTGTGTCACGGTTGTCGCCGTTAATCACCACGAGCCCGACTCCTGGATCCCATTGGTGTTTCCCGGCCCAACTCATCCAATTCTGTATTGTGAGTGCACTTAGTCGCATCTTGATAACCTTATCTCCACTGTCGCAGAATGGTCCTCAGCCCTTTGGATCTGAAACCCGGTTATAGTCTTACGGTGCCAGAAGTCATCTTCCAGGTCCGGGAGTAGTCTGGTCGGTACCCGGAGGATTAGTTCCGTATCCCGGGGTTTATGGGACGGGAGTTTCGCTTTTTTGGGGTAATGGGTTTCACCCGACAGCACCACCAGGTCCCCGCATTCCGGACAGGGGTATACATCACCAGGTCTGTACGGGGGTTCCTTTACTTTTCTGCAGTCAATATCCGCTACCAGGATTCCGGATCCCGAGCAGTAAGGCATGTTGGTCTTATTGGGCTTAAACTTTACTCGTCTTTTCCGGTATCTCTTCAATGTATTGCCTCCCTAATTGTTGGTATATTTTGCTGGTATACCCTCGGATTTTGAGCCAGCGAGTAAAAATATTCCAGGGGTCCAGGGATTCTATATCTCCGAGGCGGTTATCGGATTGTTTTATCTTCACACCCTCCAGAACCTGGACCTTATAGTTCGGGTAGGTTTCCTGGACCCAGCGCATCATCTCCAGGGGTGCATAGACCCGGATCTTATCTTGCGGCCTCCCTTTGGGTAACGGGAAGTCTGATTCACACTGAACCCTTCGGGTAATGTATTGTGGCCATTCAGGGTGAGGATCTACAGAGCCGACTGTCCAGGCCCCGGAATCCGGGATCGTGAGGGTCATGAAGCCTTTGTTATCGTAGTCTCCATGTGTCCGGGGCCTTGGTGCTCCGATATAGGTGATGTTCTTAATCTGTTGGCGTGCGTGATAATCCCCCAGGAACACGTGGTCATAGGTGTCTAGGTATAAATGGTGTGCTCTGATAGGTGTGGTGATCCGGATGTTGCTAGAGCTAACGTGGCCTTCGTGTAGAGCTACGTGTGAGAACAGGAAGGCTTTTTTGTTACGTCCGGCTCCTAACTTCATAGCCTCCAGAGTCAATTGGTGCAGTAAATCCTGGTAGGAATCCGGGGGTCTCCAGGGCATGAATGCCAGAATAGCCTCCTCCAGCACCCATAAGAAGGGTTTAGTTAGAACTTTGGCGCCGGCTATCAGTTCCAGCACCGTGTCTTCCGGGCTGGTAGGCCAGGGAATATCGTGGTTACCCGGGAGAATAATGACAGGTTTAGGGTAATCCTGGAGCATCCGGGAGATATGGAGTAGGAGCCGGGCGCTCAGACCGTATTTGTAATGGATAATATCACCAGTAATGATGACTGCATCCACCTTGAGTTTCCGGCCTGTGGTGAGCAGGTGGTCCCAGACGTGAAGAGACCAATGCAGTTCTTCATCTGTCCGGTCGGAACCGTGCAGGTCGGCAGTCAGCAGGAATTTTACCATCCCAGCACCTTCTTTGCTTCCTCCGGGCTGTAGTTCCCCGGGTCTGTGTCTGGTTTCCCAAATACGGTTCGGGTATCGATCCAGGCATTCAGGCGTTTCTTGAGTTGCTGAGCCCGCCGGCGTCCCGGGGGGTCGTTGTCGAACCAAATCGTTATGGTTTCAAAGTCTTGTCCCGCGAGCCAACACTCTAAATGTGCACTTAAGTTGGTCCCCAGTAAGGCCCACCCGTGTCCCCATAACCCGGGAGTCAGGAGGTCAAACACACCCTCGACCAACACCGGGTGTTTCGTGGCACACTGCCCAAACCAGTACAAGCCTTTCGGGTATTTGGGTCCCATCCAGGATCCGTGGTCTAGCCGGCGCCAGATCCATTCATCCGGTCGCCCCATAGGGCAGGATACCGGGAACAGAATCCGTTTCCCCTGTTGCCGGATCGGGATCTGGTTAGCCAGCTGGGTATTTACACCCCTGCTCCGTAGGTAAGCTTCCACATCCGCAGTGCGTTCGCTGTGGGCCGAATCCGCTATATACCCGATTTTCTTTGGGTAGTCACCGATATCAACCGTAACAGTCGGGGGATTCCGGAATAAGCGTAGTAAGGACTTATGGTTTCCCACCCGGGTGTTGCATCGGTAGCAGATACCTTTGTGGTTCCGGGTATTGAACCAGAATTTTTGCACTCCCCCGCAGGCAGGGCAATCCCAGACGGTTTCGTTCCCTGACCGGCGACCCCCGGTAGGTAACGCTAATCCTCGGGACATTCTTCCACCACCACAATATTCGTAGCCGGCCAGACTTCCACTACTTTCTGCTCTACGTGTTCTAACCAGGAATCTGAGAATACCCACCATTGGTTTGTTGCATCCCAGTACCGGTCTTCACTCGGTATCTGACGCATCCCGGCTTTGAATTCCGGGGAGTAATCGGTTTTGATACGCCATTGTTCCAGGTTATTGTCTATGGGGTAGATATAGATTGTTTCCATCACTTCGGTCCTCTCTTCCCACCGGACGGTCGGCTCGCAGAGGCTCCCGCTCGCGCAACCTCCTGTTCCTCTCGTAAGGTTTGTTGTTCCACCATGATTGCAGACTCTGGTAATGTAAAATCATCAATAACTCTACAGGTCGCCAGGTTCATAAGGATCGGGATCTTGACTCTCCGAACAGCACCCGCGCCTTCTCGGGCTCGTGTGTTCTTTACCACACAGATCCAGGCTCGCTCCCATTCAGTATCCCGGTCACGCTCCGGACAGTAGTTCCGTAAGCGCCCCAAATTATCTCGGATATCCGGGTGTCCAGGATCCAGGGTGATTCGGTTATGGACTTGAGCAAACGTTTGGGCGATTCCCAGAACCAGTTTGGCAGCTTTGTTCTTCCCATAGGTGCCCCCGAGGTTACGTTCCGTTAGTTGTGCGGCACCCACAGATTGTTGGTTACCCTGCACATTCAACAGGACAGGGCATCCCAGGCGCTTAGGGATCACGTTAAAGGCTTCGAATACTTTTGTTTGTTCATACCATTCAGATCGGTAATGCCTGTGAGGTTTAGCCTGGTCGGCGGTATCGACCACCACAAGGTCTATCTGCCCCCATTCGGATTCCGGAACCTCCCCTGATTCTCGGTCTTGGACGTAGAAAGTTTTTTGCATCTTGAGAAGGTCACGAGCCATCTCGTGGGGAGTAGTGGTGTCGGCCATCAGCTCGACTCCGTGAAAATCCCCGGTCCAGGTAGTTTCGATCAGGTGTTTGAGTTCCTGTTTAGTTGCCTCCAGGGTCTGGTTGGTTTCTTCTGTATCGATGCAAAAGGGGCGCTTAAGCATATGACTGTACTGACGTTCAGTCAGTTCCCCCGGGTTGTCGTCGAGTGAGAAGTAGACTACTCGGCGTCCGGTCCGGATCACATTCATTGCGATCCCCAGGGAGATAGTGGTCTTACCGGTCCCGATAGGGCCAAAGATAACTGTCAGGTGTGCCCGAATCCCACCCTCCCGGAGTTTTTTGTCTAGTCTATAAATCCCAGTCGGGACCGGGTCCACTCCGTAATGCTGTTCGATACAGGTCTCCAGGTTCTCAATACTCTCCAGGTCCAGGGGTCGGAACACTGTGCCTTTGGTTGTCCTCCCAACCAGATACTGAATTGATTCTAGACGTTCTTGCCACCCGTACAGGTCATCTTCGTGCCCCGTCACCCCTGTGCTCGACACCTCAATGAATTTGTTCCCGAGGTCGAACAGTTCTTTTGAAGCCACCCATTCCTTTACCCGGTCTCCTGTGACACCTGTGTGGGGGGTTTGGTATACCTCAATCAGGTACTGCTCCAGGAGGGCCCGGGTATATTGTTCCTTTTCGGTCTGCACCTGATTCAGGATCTGGGTTAACTCGGAGAATGTTGGAAATGTAGTGTGTTTTATGTAAGCCTGTAGGAGCGGTTTCCACACAATCTTTGCTCTAGGGTCCCCGAAGTGGAATTCCTTCATCCGATCTGCAAGGAATCCAAAGTCATCCGGGTTATGGAGACACCAGGATATGACGGCTTTTTCCCAGTCTGTTGTCTTCACTTCAGTTCGTTCCTCACCATTTCATCAATCTGGTCTCTTACTGTCTCGTTCTCGCGGTACAGTTTCCGCCAAGTTGACGCCCACCGTTTTTCGTCACCAATAACTATGTAGCCGGCCCGGTCTGTCTTCACCACCTTCCGGTCCAGCAGGAAACAGATCGCTTCCATCCCGGGGTCAAACCCTCCGTCAAAATACAGCGGGATCGATAACCGCCAGAGGTCTGGTCCCAGCTTGGATTTTTCACACGCTAAATGAATGAACCAACCGGTTTGCTTCTTGTTAAATTCTAATTTGGTTCTCCGGAACCGGATCCGGAGCCAGGCTTGAAAATCTAATGCAGAACCGTGTGTCGTGACGGACCGACTATAGGGCCGGGGGTTCTGGGTCTGGTGGCGTACCATTAAGCACGATACCCGTGACCCAGACATATAGTACAAGACTCCTCTACGGAAGAACTTATGGAGCAGTTTAGCTTCAGCAGCAGCCGCTTCGGTCGCATTGATCTCTTGATGATCCATAGTCAGGTCGTTCGCTCGGAGTACTGACAGACTATCCAGTACAATCAGGGTTTCGAAGTCGGCATCGTGGAACTGATATACCGCGGATTCGATAGCAGATAGTGCAGCCTCGAGGCTGTAGGGTTCAATATAGATCCATTTATCCGGGTCTTGTGTATCGACGAAATGTATGCGGTTAGCGTACGGTTCATCTAACCCTTCCGGGCAAATCGCCACCACCATACCCCCGCGTCTCTGGACCCCTGACGCTACCCGGAGCCAGGTGCTGGTTTTCCCGGAAGCCTCCGGCCCGAAGAACTCGGTGAATTTACCACAGGGTAACCCGGATGGGGTCAGGCCCCCCCGGATATAGGTATCCAGGAGGACCGAACCCGTAGGGATCCAGTAGGGGATTGTGGGGGTAGTGATTTGATAAGACGCGGAATGTTTTTTCGGAACCCTGCGCCCCAATTCCGCCCCCAACCTATCAGCTCGACTCGTGCTCATTAGAACGGGATATCATCCGGGTCCAGTGTGTCTTCGTCTCGGATCGGAACTCCGAACTTTTGGAGGTCTTTTCCCCAATCGGTTGTTTCCACAAGCGCTATTTGCTCCACAAAGGGAATTCTACGGCTCGGTTTGCTCCGGTTCCCAGCTCCCCATTTTCGGAAGTCTGCTACCTGACTGTAATCGTAGTTGTCAAACTGGCTAGGATGCGGGTCATAGCTCCAGTTATAACCCCCGGGACCCTTACCCCCATTCGCCTTTGTGAGCGTTAACCAGCGGCCCGTGATGGGGTCATTCAGGTCCTCGCACTGCGCGATCAGGTCCATCAATTGGCGTTCATAGATCTTCCCGTCCTCTAGCTTCAGGATGATATACATCTCGGTTTCCGGGTCAGGTTCGTACGTCACAACCTCGTACACCTTACCAGCAGCGGATTCCCGTTTCTCCCGGGCATGGATCTTCGCCTTAATGGTTGCTGGGTAAAAGTTAGCCGGCGCCATAAACCCGGTCCCGATAAGGGTATCGCACACACTCTGGAGACTCTCAGGGAATTGGTCATACAGCGGAGGTGTGACAATATTGCCGGCTGTGTCTAGTTCCGGTTCATACACCCATTCTCGGATCTCGCACGCCAGGCACCGTTCTTTATAGATCGGATCTCCGTGTTCATCCTCCATATACGGAAGGGGGTCCCAGTTATTCGAACGGGGGCATTGGGCGATAGTTTTGTCCGGGGAACCGTAGCCGTGAAGGTACGCGTGACTCGCATAATATAGAAACCCGTGTGGATTCTTTTCGTGAGTAGGCCATAACCGGATCCGGAATGCCCCGTCAATCAGTTCTTTCGGTTGGATAAAGGGCATTCGGGCGCCCCTGTTGGCACGTGCCTGTGCTCGAGCCTGTTGGTCTTTTAAGGCCCGTCTTTGCTTTACTACTGCTCTGTTAAAACCCATGGATTGCCTCCCAATGTTTTCTTTTCATCACGCATCAAGCCGGCTAAGCAGGCTATGAAGCTTTTCTTGGTCTCAAACGCATCGCGGTATCCCCGGAGGGTATCTCGTTTCGTTTGTGCCTGGATCGCCAACTCTTTCATCTGGATGACATCCGGGCTGGTGGCAGCCATTGCTTTCGCTACCTCGTCGGAAGCATCGACTTCTATCAATCCGCGTTTCGCGGTTTCTTTTTTTATTGGTGCACTCTTGTACTCCAGGAATAATTTGAGTTCCAGATCCCGGACACGTAGCTTCAGGAGCTGAAGCTCCCGGTCTACTTCCGCAATCTTTTCTCCCAGCCACGCTTCCTGTGCTGCGGTTTTTTCCAGGTGATATAGTAAGTTATCCTGGTCTATGCTGTTAACTTCAAACCATCCGGGGGGTGGGGTTTCCATAATTTTACCTCAATTCCAACTAATTTCTTGCCCCAGTAGGGTATCAATAAGGATGATATCCATATCCAGAATCCGGGTCTCCAGGATTTGGGATAAAGCTTTGCAGATAAAGGCAAAGCACTCTGCATCCAGGGGATCGAACTTCTCTCCGGCCTGTAGGATCTGGGTGATGTTGAACCTCACTTGGTACAGTTTCCGGTCTCGGTTACTGAATATATACATCTGGACTACATTTGTGTCAGTCATTGCCGTCCTGTTGTAATAGGGTCAGGGCCCGGACGTGTAAGCACCCGGCTCCGACCCACACGTTGCAGTTCCAATTTTCTGGATTCGCTACTTCCAGCATCAAGTCTCGGAAGCTGTCGAGCTGCTGCTGCAGTTTGTCTAGTTCCTCAGATTGTAATGAAGTACTGGCCACATTAACGGGAACATAACTCCTGGGGCGTCCCCTACCGAGTGAACTCAGTTCTCCGGAGCGTGCAAGCTTCCGAAGGTGACTCCAGACTGTGGATGTTGATCTTAACCCGACTGCGAGCATTATTTCCCGGTACGTCGGGGGTACTTTGTGTTCCTCATAGTATTGATTGACGAACTTGAGGATTTTTCGTCGCCTCTCACCAATTACCATGTTGTGCCTCCCTGAATTGTTCGCTGTCAGAATCATAGCAAAACAATGTTCTACTGTCAACTACCAATCGCAGGGTTTACGGGGTGGGGATTGTTTCTCTTTTTCTGTCAGGGGGCGATCCCGCCAAAAGTTGATGCCCCACCGGACCCTCGGGAATGGGGAGTTCGCAGGACGCGCGGATTCCGCTACCCCGTGACACACAGGGCACGCATATACCTGGCGGCTATTACGACGCGGATGTTCGAACCAACAATACTCGACATCATGACGTTCACACTTCAGCATTGGAATCCGCACTCCCCATTAAATAGCCTACGGACCTGAACCAAGCCACAGTAGTGGTCTTCCGATTGCTCTAGAAGGTCTGCCAGCACGGCCTGCACAGACTGATTAGGATACTCCTTCGCTAATTCTGCCCCCGGAGGTAGTAAAATCGGGGTCTTTTTTGGAAGTTTGTTTAGCTGAATTCGTAAATACTTCCGGATATAGTCGGCTTTCTTTTCCATCCGGCACAGGGAGTTATAGATTTGGGATTGTCTCGGGGTCATGGGTTCCTCCAATCATAGTCTTGCATCTCTGCCCTGTTGGGCCCCAGTTCTACCGACACACGAATCGGCAGGTCAAATCCGCATTCCAGGATATCAGTATCCTCCATCTGCCTACACAGCTCCGGGATCGCCACATCAATATAGTCTTCCCGGATGTAGAAATAGACCGCGTCATGCAGAAATAAATGGGGCACAACCCATTCGGGGTTAAGCCAATCTGTTGTGGTTAAACGTCTATGGATCTCCGCGGTTTGGATCATAGCCATATCGTTGCTATCCGCTTGTGCAGCATAGGTGTTCCATAAGGACCTAAAAATTGTCTTGTTCTTTTGGTCCTGCAGGATCTGTTTGTCCGGGTCATAGGAGAAAAAGTCTTCGGCTGATAGTTTAGTCGAATGCCACCCAGGTGCGGATCGCCTACGTCCCAACACCCGGGTCGTCACCATCTTACCGGCTTGGATTGTCTCGTACAGTTCGTACTTCGCATTCGTCACACCAGTATGGATCAGGGTATCGTGTTGTGCAGTCTTGATGGCTTCCTCTACCGTTACCCCCATCATGGCAGCTGTGGTCTGGGGTTCCTGGAGATACACGGTGGCGAAGTTCATCGTTTTACCAATCGCACGCCACCGTTTCTGTTTTTCCGGAGGTAACTGGTGAAAATACTCTTCAGACCCAGAGGTTTTAACCTTCCAGAGTTCTATGCCCTTACGCAGGTGCTGGTCTAACCCCGCTACTGCCCATTCCCGATACAGAGTGTCCTTAGTATTGAAAGCTAACCAGATTAACTCGGACCGATCATAATCGATCTGGACCACAAGGAACCCCGGGGGTGCTCCGAATAGCCGTTTAACCCGGGGATCGTTAGCATCGTTCTGCATGTTTGGGGTTGTGGAGGTCCGCCCGGACACCGAACCTCCGGATTTATCTCCTGCCGTGAGAATATCTTCAGAGGGAACTGCTGCTTTCACTAACCGGTACGTCGGGTGAATCCGGTCACCCACAATGTAGTTTTGCAGCGTAAGGAACCTGCCTAATTTATCTAATGCGAGTTTGTAATCGTGAATCTTATGCCACAGTTTTTGTCCCGCATTCTGTTTCTCTCCCGGACCCAGCACCCCAGTTTCCGGGTCCAGTCCGGCGAGCTGTCGAATCACACTTGTGGACCGTTGCAGGGCATTTGTTTTCTTAGTCCGGGGGATCCAATCCGGGAATTCTAAGTCCCAGCTCCCATTTGCTTGCTGCGCTTTCCCGTGAGTAACCGCTACCAGGGCTCGGAACCATAGTGGAGACCTTGGATTAAACTCTTTTCCCGATATCTCTCCGGCTTTCCGGGTGTATTTAGACCGTAAAATCTTCACCTTAAGGTTATGGATATCTGATTCCAGAACCCGGATCTCCCCACTTAGCTGTTCCGTATTTATCAGGATCCCGGTTCGAGTCATGCTAGCAAATGCGGGTGCTGCCTTATCCACAAGAAAATCATAGACCTTACAATTCTCGGGAGGAGTGAACTTCAGGGGGTCTGCGAAGTACTCTTCAACTAATCGAGCATTCGCAAAGGTGTCGAAGGCATTGTACAGATACAGATTGGTGGGACTAACCTGGTCGAATGAGGCAGCGTTCATACCAGAACCCCAACGGGTTCGGTTCCTTTTACGAGCCAGTTCTAATTGACTCCGCACCTCAAGGTCCCACGCGGGAAACGACAATAAGTTCATAGCCAGCGCCTTTAATCCGTTGCCCGGAACTGATTGGTCCACCTCGTAATGCGCTACCATCCCATCCCCGAGGGTATTTTGGTTCACTGGATCATATACATCGTAGCCGCCGAACCAATCCAAAGCCTGCCAGTCATAATCCATGTTCCACGCCTCAAGGTGGCGTCCCGTCAGCAAAGATTGTAATAATGGTGGACATTCTTGACGTGGCGTTTTCTCTACCAAATGCGGCAAAATACAATAAGTCTCGTAATCTACCCGGCCCCCACACCAGATCGGGATAGTTAGCCCTAGTAACAACAATCGATTACCCGGGTGCCGGATTGTCAATTTGCTCGGAACATCCGGGGGCCATTTGTGAGGTTGCACATTCCCAGATCCGATCCAAGTCGCATCTTCCACATCTAAGTACAATGCCGGAGGATTAAGTTCTGCTATTCGTTGGGCCAATTTGGCCAAACCAGCAGGGGTATCGATCACAGTGTAGGTTGGGACAGGTTGTCGATAAGTTCCTTCTGCGATATCTGATACCAGTTGGAAGCTGGCACACAGGTCATCAACCAAGTCTTTCCCGTAACGCCCATCAGTCTGAAGATACTTGTGGTGCGCCATAGGATCATAGGCCCACACACACAAGAGACCGGGAGCTATCTCTAACGGAGTTGCCCGAGCCTTGTGGATTGACGTGGGTTTCCCCGCCCCGGGTGGCCATAGGGCTTTAAGCACATTACTCCCACAAGACATCACCACATTCGGGCTCAGGTTCCGTACCACTCTCCAGAATCGGTCTAACGCATCTCTAGTCCCCGTTTTTATAGCTTCCAGCATAGTATCGTAATCCGGGTACAGGTACATAGCGGCCCACCGGAAGTCGAGAGCCGTCAGGAAGTCAAGGAGAAAATCGTGCTGTGACCCCACAAGGGCCTGCCCGGATTTTCTCTCGAATTCTGTAGGGGAGGGCAGCACCACAAGCACAAGGGGGCGGTTCTCCGCCTCCACCCGGGCACCATTAACTTCGATCCAATCCCTATCATCAATCCTAATCGGTACCATTACCACCTCAGCTCCAATACTCCAGCTTTAATCTCACCCGGATCCGGACGTACCGCATATAACGATAACGGGCATAACTCCAGAACACGCTGCCATGAGGGTGAACCTAACGGACGGGAACAAAAGATCCGTAAGACTTTCTTACTTACGTAACCAATCCCAATTACTTCCGGGAGTTTTGTTATTTTTGCAACATCCCCCATCTCTCCGGAATCCTGGGCCGGGTCCGGGAATTCAGAAGCAGGGGGGGCATTTTCTAGGGCATGCCGGATCCATATGTCGCTATGGACCACAATAGCGTCATTGCTCTTAAATAAATGTCTAAACGGTTGAATAGAATTCTCTAACTTCTCCAGTTTCTCCGTTGCCTCTTTGTAATCGTACTCCCAACCCTCGATCTCTTCCCGGGTAGCCCTTAGCTCTCTCCGGGTCTTGATAACTTGCTCTGTCAGTTCTGCTACCTGGCTGCGCAGCTGCGCATTCAGTTGTTTCAGTGCACGTATCCGTTTCCAGTTCGAAAAAATCCCCATTCCTCAGTCCTTTCCGGGGAGGGACAAATAGCCCCCGCCAGGAGGAGCCTTGCGGTCTCGGGGGATGTGGTGGGAGGCACCTCCGCAAGGCCCCTGCTGCCGGGGGCTATCGGTACGCCCCCGTGTTGCGTTTAGAATTTGATAACAGTACCCTCTAGGACGCCGGCTTTCTCCAATTCCTCCAGGATCTGGTCTACCCGCATCGGGAACCCTAGTTGTTCTACCTGCTGCTTCACAGCTTCTGCATGGTGCGGGTTAGCCATATCCAGCACCTTCGGGAACCGAGGCATTACGGCTCGCTTCTCCCGGAGAGTTGCGATCAGCTGCGCAGCCATATCGGACGCTTTCTGAGAAGCCGCAGAAGCCTCTTTCCGGGGTTTGGAAGTAGTCGTGGGGGCAGGTGCCGGATTAGCAGTCTGGAGGTCTGCTACAGCGTCCCTGACGGCCTGGAGGGATTGTAAGATAGCAGCCACATTACCCTCAATCATGGTCTCTACATCCTTCAGGTGTTTGTGCAGCTTATCTGTCAGTTTGGTGACGGCCTTAAGTTCAAGGCTGTTGTCGAGTTTCTCCAGGATCTGGGACGTGTGTCCCAGGATCTTCACCACACTACTCGCGACAGCCGGGTCGTTACCGTGAACTGTCTCGATTGCGGCAGCTACCTCAGAAGTCGTCACACTCTCCACCAGGGCATCTAGCCCGGTAGCGGTCTCTACAGGGCCGGAAGAAGTCGTGGGGGTCTCTGCTAGGGTTGCGAACGGGTCTTCTGTGAGACCCTCCAGGGGGCTTTCGGTGGGCTGCACAGTCGCGGCAGCTGCTGCCGCTTTTTCTGCGTCATTCTTTGTTGTAGTTCTCCGACGTCTAGCCATGTTATCTCCTTTAGTTTCAGATTTTTGGATCACCGTATCACCTAACCACACCACCACCTGGATCTCCCGGCGCCATTCCTCACACAGGACATGCGCGATCGATTCAACCGGAAGTGACGGAATGTGGTCAGATTCAGGGCTGTCATTCTTCTGGAACCGCAGATGCAGCTCCTGGAGGTTCATCATATTAGGGTATAGACAAACCTCTGATATCCCGTCCAGTACCCCGCCAATCACTCGGTAATCATCCCCGAACTCCTCCGGGAGCCAATGGGTTACGAACAGGTTTGACTTCGCGGATACCCAATTCAGGGGGTGATCCCAATCAGTCATATCTCGGTGCCTCCACGTAACATATTAAAGTGGTACGCCTCTTATGTCAAGTGGATCCGGGGGTAAAAATAGAGTGGTTTTTGAGGGTACAACACAGGGGGTTGCGCGCCCCTGATTACCTGGGTCCCCCATCTCCCCGCCGAACGAAGTGAGGCATAAGAAGTGAGCGGTTCGCACGGACGGCAACGGTAGTGCAGCGAACGGAATTTTTACCTACGCGAGGGGGCTCCGGGGAATCCCGGGTCTAAAGCCCCGGTATAAAATTCTTTGTATAACTTGACCATAGATGGGGTTTTTTAGGGTAAATACGGAGGTATACAAATTTAAGTATACTATTTTTAATATTGGATTGTTATTGTGAAAAATGGTATGGCATATTGTGTCGTATACCGTTTTTCCTCCGGGGATCTGTGGTGTACATAAGGAACCCCCGGGAAGATGTGGATCCTGCCGGAGGTGAGGTGAGTTAGGTGGTTATCTTGGGGGTGCGTTCCATAGGGATTCCAGTTTGCACGTTAGGTTTTTGATTAGACCCTCTAGTTGTTTTGTGCGGTCGTGTAGAAAGTCTATATCTTGCTGGAGGGAAGTTACGTTGGTCTCGAGTTGCTGAATCCGGATCTTTTCGGTGCGTCTATTCATCACTAGTTACCTCCGGAATATCCTGGCTGCGTGTCGTAAGTTCTGCTGGAGCTTTCGGATCTTCCGGGGATTGCTGGTTGCGAATACCCGGGTGCCGGTCCCGTCATCTATCCCGACCCCGATTATCCCCATGTCGGAAAACCCTATGACGGTCACGGGGTATTTTAGGGCAGAGGGTATGTTGATGTAGATCGGTTTGGTTTTGGGGCGTTTGAGCCAGCGTTCGGCTTTTGTGAGAGCCTGTTGTAGTGCTTGTAGTTGTGCTGAAGTCAAGACTGCTGCGGAGGACTCTGGGTCTTCCAGGGAGCTGACAGCGATATATACTAACGGGATACCGTCTTGCCGGATCCCCAGGGTGAAGGCTTGTGTTCCTGTGTCTTCTACAGTTTTTGGTTCAGTGATCGGGGTCTCTGCACCTTGTGCCTGTGCCAGCATTACCAGGACCCATATTGTTATGATGATCATTGTCCCGAGACAGCGTAGTGTGGTCTTCATTATTCCTGCACCTCCAGGATCTCTGTCCATTCTGCATCAGTCCGTGGTTTAACCAATCCATACGCTGCCAGCCAATAATCCTCAATAAATGGCAACGTCTCCCCGATCTTCCGGATCGTGATATGGCATTTTTTCACGTTTTTGGGGCGTCGGTATAGAGTGAATCGGATCGCATCGACACTCATATCCAGGTGTGCTGCGAGTTTCGTGATATTGTCGAACCCGTGTACCCGCATCCCGATATTGATCAGGTTCCTGCGGAGCTTTCCCAGCGGGCTATTAGCTCGGTGGTTTTTTCGACGCTTTGTTTCCAGATCCCGACACCCCCGATTGTTGTAGACATGTCGCTCTTGTGGTTGATCGCTTCCCATATTGCCTCCTCTATACTATCCTGGCTAATCAGGATGTAGCTTGTGATTGGTAGTTTACGTGTAATCCTATTGTTGCGTTCACATGCCTGGTGGTACTGGACCCAGGACCAATGCAGGTCCCAAAAGACCCTGACGGTCCCGGCTCCCAGGTTCAGGCTGACTCCAGCGCTCGACGGGTTCCCGAGGAATATCTTGCCATCGGGGTCGTTATTGAATCGGTGCACGGCTTGTTCCCGGTCTCGTTTATTTACGCGTCCGTGGTATTGAACTGACCCTGGGAGTTTAGCAGCGAGCCATTCCAGTACTCCCGGGTGCCAGGACCATATAAGGGTCTTCTCTTCCCCGACGCCGGCTAGGATGGCTTCCAGGCGTTCTAATTTAGCAATGTCGTGATCCTGCCATGCGGTATCCCGGCTAACAAGCGGGTGTGATGCAAGGCTTTGCAAGTGTGTCATCTGGACGAACATCTCGCGAGCAAACACGTTTCGGTCCCCATGAGTTTCCTCAATTTTGATCTTACTATCGTTGACCATGTCGGAGTACAGCTTGAGCTGTCTCCCGGTCATGGGAACCCGGATAACGGTTTCGGTGATCGGGGGTAGCCATGAAGCCGCTGCTTCCTTAGTGATGGTGCTGCTGAATCGCCAGCAGTATAGTGCTAAGTCTGTGAGTCTGTCGTTGCGCCATTTCTTTCCTCCCGAGGGGCAGAACCAGTCGTACCAGAGAGAGATATCGATTCCGGATCCCGACAGGAATCGATAGATCGCCCAAAAGGTATCGGGCCAGTTCCGGACAGGGGTTGCGGTTAGGCACCAGAGGTACTTGCAGTACCGGACCCAGGTATTGAGGGTGGCGAATCGTTTACTCAAGACCCCGGAGCATTCGTGGCACTCATCTATCACCAGGATCCAGCGTTGTGACCGCACCAGGTCCCCCAGGATGGTGAAATACGGCTGCCTCCAGATCTTAGCAGTCGTGACGTACACAACCCCTTCCCGGCTCTCTGGGAGCGGCTCAGGGCGTACTACGTAGTGCCCGGGTTCGCCTAACCATCTGTAGGTTTCGGATGCTTCTCCTACCCATACGTGGCGTCCGGGTTCTGGCCCCACCACGAGCATTCCGTCAACGTGTCCCAAGGTCTTGAGGATATGGTAGGCTCCCAGGGCCATAAAGGTTTTGCCGGTCCCACAGGCGCTCCAGAGACCCCAGCGTCCTGTCAGGAGGTTCCGGATTTGCTCGTACTGGAATTCGTAAGGGGTCATGTTTTCTGGCAGAAGGGTAAGGAGGAGCGGGTCCCCATTTGTCGGAGTAGTGTCGGGGATATAGGGGTGTAGTTCTGTTGGGATACTGGGCAGTGCGAACATGGGCACAATCCATGCCTGTAGCCTGTAGTCGTACCGCCAGGGTAGTTTAGCCAGCTTCCGTGTCACTTTTGTCCGGAGGTTTTTGTCGTGTAGTTTAATGACGGCCTGGTGGTCGATTATTTGTATTTCTGCTGGTCTTCCAGGGTCCATATTCGTGTACTCTTTCGAGGTATTTTCATGTTCCGGGCTACCCTACGGGTATGGCTGTCCCGGTCGTCCTGTAGCAATCCCGGGTGCGCTCGCCATTCCCCGTTCTGGTATGCGTGATATAGCTCTGCGATAGCCCACATGACTAGTTCCCTGCCCGAAACCCCCGAGGCATCGGATAGGTAATGAATACGTAGTGATGCCTCGGGGGTCAGGGTGACGGTTAGTTGAGGTTTTTTGGGGTGTTTCACCTTTAAGGTGATCCGGCGCAGTTGTGGAATTTTGAGGTTTGCACAAGGAGGGTAGTTTCCCAGTTGGCCCCGGTTACGTCACAGTTTCGGAAACGACAGTCACGGAACGCGGTCTTGAGGAATGTGATGTTTGTTAGGGAGCAGTTTTTAAAATTGCAGTATGTAAACACCCCGTGTTCGAATACTGCGGAATCCAGGCTGGTATTCTCGAATAGACAGTCATTCGCAACAACACTGTATAAATTGCAGCATTGCATATTAGTATCTCGGATCACGGCGGAGTATGTGATGATGAGATCCGAAAACGTGCTATGGTGTAGGTCGCATTGTTCGAGACTCCCGGTCAGGGTGCAGGCTTCAAATTTGGATTCCTGGATCCAGAGGTTCCGGAGTGTCAGGATTTGGGTCAGGAGGATCTCGACCTTCTGAAGTACCGGGGGTTGCAATTCTGGACACGCCAATCCTCCTAATCCTGCGTTCAGGAGTTTCACTAACATATTTGGGTCTAATTGGCGCTCCTGTTCCCCAAATAGCAGGGTGTATTTTTGGATTAGTTCTGGCCAATATATATATTTTTCATCGAGGGTACTAGGGTTTGGGGACCGCATAATACCCCGAAGGATCCCGGGACTAATTAGAAGGTAAGGATTTTTAGACATTCTGAGTTACCTCTCGGTCTGCATAGTACCCATAGTCCCGGATCGCGGTCATAACCATAGGGGCGAGTTTTGGAATATTGTCCCGGATTACTGCGGTACTGAACCCGGTCAGGTCTCGGTAGACTGGGGGTAGGGATCGCGGTAGGGTTTGATAGGTATAGTGTGCCCATGCGTGGAGCCATACCTCAAGAGCCCGTAGATCCTGGGGAGGTTGTGTTACGAGTACCGGGTTGTGCTCCACAATACTGTCTGCAATCATTCTCCAAGCGTTATACTCAAGCATTTTGGATCGCCTCCAACCGGTATTTGTTGTCCAGCATTGTTTCTTCGTCTGCGTCCCGGGTGTGGTAGAACTCCAGGTCTTCCCAGGATTCGGCTTCGGACACGATTCCATCGAGGAATCTTGAGTCACGGTCCCGGAGGTCCCGGAGGATTGTGGCTTCTGCCGGGAGGCTAAGATAGAGCGGGATGTCGGACTGCTCGGTGTCTGTGTCTAGTTGCCGGAGCACCTGGGTCTCGAGTTCTAGGAAAAACTGCCGGGTCTCTACCCCGTCTTCCGGGTAATAGTTCCGGTAAATGTATCGGATGTCGTCTTCGTGGGTTTTTGCGAAGTATACCCCTGCCTCAAATAGTAGTGTTCTCATGGTCTTTGTGTCCTTTCGTTATTTTTATATGTTTTGTCCCCAAAAAGGGGGTTTTTAGGGAAAGTTTTCCAGTTTTGGGGTCCTGGTGGTGTGTGTAGGCACCTGTAAGGTCCCGGATAGTTCTGCTCGAATCGTTCGAGCCATTCCGTACATGCTCCATGTTCCTTTAGGAGCTTGCCTGTGATTAACATGTCTGTGTCCTCCGTTCCCGTAAACCTGCGTAGTTCCCGGATTCCTCCGGGAGTGTCAACTCATCCAATAATTTAGCCAGCTCCCAGGGAGCCATTTTTCGAAGTTTTTCGAGGTCTGCCTGGGTTGCACCATGCATAACCGCCAGCATACACAGCTCCCCCACCGTATTGATCCCCCCCATCCCCAGGGCACGGAACCGGCTCACCAATCCCTTCGGGACCGCGACCTTTTCGATCAGCTCATAGTAACGAGCCAGGTCCCGTTTCGCCACCAGGTGGCAGCTCTGGAGTAACGGGGTCCTGTCCAGGATCGCCTCCTCCAGGGCCCCTGTCGCCTTAAATTGTATGTGTTTCATAGCCATTTCCTCCCTAATCCAGCCCAGTAAATCGTGGCGCCGGTTAATTCGATCAATTTTTGGGAAGTCGAGTACTCGACTCGTAGGGATTCCCCCTGTTTCCCACAATACCGCAGCATGCCCCGGATGGTTTTGGCACACAGGCTAATCCTGCGGTTCTGGGTTATTTTCGTCAGGGGGCAGCAGTCTAGTTCGTGCAATGCCCCGTATAACTCAAGGTAGATCGCGTTCTTGTGGGGCTTTATCACTACATAATCCTCGGTCTTTCGTAACCCTGCTTTCCAGATCCGGGATGCGATCTTTTTGGCAGCGGTTGGGTGGATCGTAAAGCTGGTGCGCTTGCGCCCCCGTTGGGTCAGGATGTGGGTGCGCATGGTTACGAAGTCACGGTATACCGTGTTGCCCCACAGTTTTCGAAGTCGTGTATTCAGTTGGGGCTCCTGTCCTGGTGGGGTGCCCGGGTCGGGGTCGTCGGGTCCGGGGGTAAATAAAATAGACCCCATCCCTCCGGCTGTCACGAGGGTCAGGATCTTCTGGGTCGGGGGGCTGATCGGTACCAGCTCCGGGTGGGATTTGTGGATTTTGAAATGGTTGGGTTGTAGGTCTGGTGATGTGCTGGATTCTGCGATCCCACGCAAAGTTTTGGCTGCTTCCTGGATCGTCATACCGGCTCTACCTCCCGGCAGAACTGCTCCAGAGCCAGCTCCCAGTCCTCCTGGCTGAACGGGGCTTCTTGCCCGACTGGAGCACAGTCCGCTGCTACACAGACTACCCCTGTGATGTCGGTCAATATACGGGCGAAGATCGCTACCTGCTCCAGGGGCAGGTGGTCTCCTCCTAGCATTCTCTCATCAACGAAATACATGTTGTGTTCCTCTCTTTCTCTGGCTGATCGACCTAAACGTTTATGACACCCGCCACGAATCCCAGGTGCCGGAATCGTATTGTTTTCGTTACGATTCCGTCTCGTTGGAGCACCTCGGTGCTCTCCCGTCGAGAAAACGCGTACAGGGGTACAATGCCCCAACTGTCAAGCTCATCCTGCAGGGGCCCCATTAAATAGGGGGCTCCGCCAATCATGGCCTTTGGGGCAGGCCGAAGCTCCGCTTTTTGGATCTGGTAGCTAGCAATAGCGGCTAGCCGTTTGACCCGTTTCCGGATCTCCTCACGGTTCGGAAGCTCGTTGAACGTGAGCAGCTCCCGGATCTCCTTCTTGGTCTCTGCAGGAGGCTCGAAAACTCCTGCTGCCGCCTGCTCCGGGGTGGCGGTATGCTGGGTTAAATTTAATATTCTGCCCATTTTTGTGTCCTCTCTAGGCTTCCATCATCAGCACCAGTAGCCCATCTCTGGTGGACCCCCGAAGGGGTTTCGGAAATTTTGAAAATTACAGGTCCGCAGCAAAATACTCTCGGATATCTGCTGCAAAATAGCAGGTTTCGTGGTCCGATAGGAGGTCCGCTATGTCCTCCCAGTCGTATCCCTCCTCTCGGAGGTCTCGGATCTCCTCCAGGGTGACCTCCTCCGGGTACCCCCTCCAGCAGAGCCCCTGTAGCATGTCGCTCCATGCGTGTCCCCATGCCTCGGTGCCTGGCTTGTACGTCTCGAGGAGGCAGGCTATAGCCTGCTCTAGGGATTGCTGTCGGGTTACTACTCTCCCGGGGATATCGCCCAAATATTGTTTCCCCTGGAGCCAGCTGTCGCCCGTGTGCTCCAAGACGGAAATGTGGCTCCCGGACAGGTACAGGGATGTGTGCATCCCGTTCCTGGAGGGGGTGATGTCGTCAAATGTATACATGCTGTGTCCTCCTTTGGTTGTTTTTTTCCCACTCGAAAAAATTAGTCGTCAACACGGGTGTAATTCTGTAGGGGGGAAAAATATTCCCGGAGATCCGCTGCAAAATAGCGGGTTTTGTGGTCTGACAGCCGGATCTCCAGATCCTCCCAGCTGTTCCCCGCCTCTCGGAGTTTTTGGATTTTCTCCAGGGGGATATGATCGGGGTACCCTCTCAAGCAGAGACTCTGGAGCATATTGCTCCAAGCTTCCCTCCACGCCTCGGTTCGGGGGTCATGGGTCTCGAGGAGACAGGTGATTATTTCCTCGAGTCTCTGGTGTGGGGTCACAACCCGCCCGGGGATATCACCGAGGTACTGTTTCCGGAGCAGTATTTTATCTCCTCGGTGGCGGAGGATGTGGACATGAGTTCCCTCCAGGTATAGGGATGTTACTAATCCCCGGGAGGGAATTATATAGTCAAATGTGTAGGTTTCCATGTTGTGTCCTTCCTCTCTGTTTTTTTATCACTCTAAACATCTAATCCGTATCCCTGCACCACCGCATATACCGCGCTGGGTCCTGTGTGCGGACATCCTGGATGGCATAACACACCCGGTTATCGTATGCGTGATTCTGCAGGTGCCATCCCAGGTTGTGGAGGCTGTGGGCGCCTCTAGGGGCTAGCTCCACACGGGGTATACCGTGTTGGTCAGCAGTTTCAACAGCTGCGATCACGGCTGCAATAAATGTGTCAGGATGCATCCCGGAGGGGCAGGAGGTTGTGGCTACCTCCTGCTCTGCATCATCCTCAATGACGCAGGTCCGGGACGTGGCGTCCCACCAGACATCACCCTGTGGGGAAGACATAAACACATCACCATCTCCGGGGGTGATGAGGATCTCGATCAGACCCATACCCTCCAGGGCCAGGCCAATGAGATCTATGTCAGGGGCGATATCCATATCGTATTAATAGTATACCCGTATGAGTATACCCTGTCAACCCCCTGTAGGTATACCAGTATACCGCAGTCGTGCCCGAAGTCGTGCCCGAAGTCGTGCGGGTGATTCCGGCAGGGCCTCGCCAGGGCCCCCCGGTCGACCCCCGATCAACCCGGGTGCCGGATCCCCGGGGGGGGGGTACATCAAAAAGCCCCCGGCACGATACCGGGGGCCTAAATCTGAAAGTTGGTCGGTGGGGGGCTGGAGCTACTGGACGCGCTCCAGGCAGCGCGCGATCCAGGGGTTGACAGATCGCCAGGCGCAGACCCAGGCGCCGTCCGGGTCATCTAGTCTGCGGGCGATCATTACCGCGTCCTCTGGATCCAGGGATCCGTGTGTCCATACATATTCGTAGAGCTGATCTCCTAGGATCCCTGCGAGATCCCAGAGGCTGTAGCCCCCTAGGATCTCCTCCGGCCGGAGGACAGGGGTTACGTCCGCTGCCCGGGTGTCGTCTATGACGACCCATGATATCGTATGTCCGTATGGCATGTGTGCTACCTCCTAAAGTGTGGTTAAAACTACCCCCGCCCACACCAGGGCGGGGAAAAATGTGCCGACGATCCTAAGCCCCGCGGTACGCATAGTACCACCCCTCCGCGGGGCACTGGATCCGGTCCATGTGCTCTGGGCTGCATTCTCGGATCCACGCCTCGATGGCCTCATCCGATGTCTTAAATTCCCCGACCGGAACAATCGTGTCCCAGTCGTCCTGTGTGGCGATACAATATCGCCAAATATTGTTGCAAAATAAAATATACATGCTGTGTCCTCCTTTAGGTTTCCCCGGGGCTCCTCCGCCGGCCCCGGGGGCGGTCCCGCCAGTGACGCCTGGCATGCGGACATGGATTGCCGGCCATGTCATCCGATCCGGGTGACCACACCCGGACACAGGGGGATCTAACAGGTCGGGGACCGACTTATCCAGCGGCTCCTCCGCCTGTCTATCCCCGCGTAGGCGTCAAATGCCCAGTAGGCATGCTATCACCTCCTGATGATTCGGATTGATCTTGAAAATTTTTCGACCCGGGGCAGGACAGGCCTTGCGGACCGCCTGGCCCACGCGGGACCATACCCAGGGGGCCCGCCAATACGGGCCATCCATCCACGCGGCATCCGGGATCGGGTTGCCGGGGTACTGGGGGATCTGGTACGCCGGGTCATACCGATCGGTTACGTGGCAGTATCCATACCGCCACCGGTACCGTTCACGGCCGTCGATCGCGGGCATTGTGTCGACCGGGATCGACCCCGCGTACCACGTGGTGTCCGGGGTATGGGTATACCTGGCCGCAGGCCACACGGGGGCATCGTGCCGTAGACGCCGGGTCCACACCTGGGGATCCGCTACCCTGCGGGCGGTCCGTCGGGCCCGGCGGGCTGCCTTGCGCGCCACGATCCGCGGGTCGTACGGCGTCAGGTCCCGGCCCCCGCGCAGGATGTACACGGGCATGGCCCGTTGGTATGCCCATTGGATCACGGCGTCCACCTTGGCAGGATCCCCGTGGCGTAGGGCGACGGGCCGTAGCACGATCCCCTGCGGGATCCATCCGCGGCGCAAGAATACTTCACAATAGTGGTCCGATTTTTTGCGGGCTGCCGCCAACGATGCCGCGGGGTAGCTGTCCGTGTGCAGCCGGCCACCACGGGATCTAGACCAACAATCGTGGTCGTACGCCTGGATCACGTCTTCGACGCGGGCCACGATCCCCAGGACCGCGGGTACCCGATAGGGCTGTCGCCACGCAGGTACCTCCGCGGGCACCTGTGTGTGCCTCTGCCGGCATTCCCACTCCAGGGATTCGATCTCGGATCTTGGCAGACCGCGAAATGCCCCGATCCATCGGATCGGCGGTCGGGTATCCCTGCGGGGCGGGCGCCCCGCGGGTGCAGGGGATGCACCCGTATGCATATTGGTATCCACTGGATCTAGTATACTGCAGTATACCGATCTGTGTCAACCTAAATCCGCCTGATCTGCCGGGATTTTTGCCGCGCGGCCCCCCAAAATCCCCGGTATACCGGTATACCCCGGATCCTACTCCTCCTCCGGACGATCTTTTCCTTTTCACTCACACACACACACCAGCTCTACCCTCTACTAGCTCTACCAACCCGGATGCCCCAGGATCCTCTTGCCGGATCAACCCGGGGATCTTCCTGCCCCCCTGTACCCCTGTACCCCCGGGATCGTATCCAGCCCCCCACCAACCCTGTACCCGGGTGCTTTTTGGGGTATACCAGGTATACCGGGCAACCAGCTGGTTACACGGGCAGGGCGGGGTGGACGGGGGTCAGGCTCTGTGGGGACAATGGCAGCCGGGTATACCAGTATACCCAACGCTGATCGGTATACCAGCTCCAGGGGGGCCACGGGGCTGTAGGGCGGGGGAAACACACCACCAGCCCACACACACACACACATACGCACTACCTACTATCACTCCCCGGGCCACGGGGCAGGGTAGTAGCAGCTGGTGGTCCTCAGCACCAGGGGGCAACCAGGTATACCGGGTCCCCGGGTGTCAGATCGGTATACCGGTATACCATGCAATGTGGTATACCGATCCGCCCCCTGGCTCCAGCTCCAGGGGGTCAACCAGCTCCACAAGCTCTAGGGGGCAGGGTCAACCAGCTCTACAGGCTCCAATGGGCCACAGGACCGGGGCAGGGACAGGGGGGTGCAGGAAAAATCGACCCTAGGGGATTGAGGAAAATTCCTCAAGCGGGGGTGGGACGACCGGCCCTCTGCGCAGGTTCCCTCACCCGGAACGGCCACGCGCGCGCCCGGGGGCGGAGGGGGGCAAGGAGGTGTATGTATGTGGTATGGGTGGAGGTATGTAGCCCCCTATGTGGGGTTGTTGATCTGGTTTTTTTGTGTAGCCTCCTACGTGGGGGTTATGTTTCTGTGATTTTTTTGTAGCCTCCTCCTGGGGGTTTTATTTAGGATTTTTTCCTGTGTAGCGGTTTCTAGTGTGTATAGGTTAGGGTAGAGTAGGGAAGTTCTCCTCTAGGGGAGGTAGTAGTGTGTGTGTATGGTTGTGGAAATACTCTCCGGGGGAGTGTGGATCTGGGGTATATTAGTATACCAGTATACTTATAGTGGTGTTGCGTATCGTGGGGCAGGCATGGTAGTGTTATGTATGTGGATATTGACGAGTTAGTGTTGCGTGTGTGTCGTGGTGTTGGTGATGATGTGTGTGTGTTGTTGTGGTGTAGGGGGATGAGTTATGGTGATCTAGGGGAGTGTGTGGGGTTATCGAGGTCGAGTGTGTGTCGTTTTATGGTTGCGGAGAATTTAGATTTTCGGCGTTTGATGCGTATATGTGTTGGTTTAGGTGTATGTTTTCGTGTAGAGTTATGTAGTCTGGAGGAGTTTAGGGAGAGTTATGGGTGCGGTGAAGTTTCGTCCTGCGGATGATTGTTTTTATAGTTATGGTTTATTGAGGCCTGGTGAGGGTCAGGGTGTTGATGAGTTTTTGGGTGAGTTATGTCGTGAGCCTGTGCCGTTCCGGATAGTGGAGTTGTGGGGTTTGGGGACTGGTGATGCGGGTGATGTGCGGGTATTGGTGGAGACGGTGTTGCGTCCGGTGGGTGGTGGTGTAGTGGTGCCTGGCCGGAAGGTGTGAGTCTAGTGGCAGAGTGCAGTAGTGATCCTTTTGAGGAGTTAGTGAAGCTGGAGGAGTCTGGTGTTGGTAGTCTTGTAGGGATACCGGAGCGTGATGTTGATTTATGGGAGCAGTTGCGTCGGAATCCTGCTGTAACGGATTTATCGGAGGATATATCGTATTTACGTTATTTGCGTTTGAAGTTGCAGGATTCGATAGAGCGTCGTTCTGGTGATGCGCGTGGTGTGTTGTATAGTGAGGTGATGCGTGGTGTTGGTGTGGAGTTGCGGAGGCGTGGTGTAGGTGTTGATCTAGTGGAGCCGGTATCGAGTGCTGTGATGGCGGTATTGGATGAGGTGTTACCGGTGTTGGAGTTAAGTCGTGATGATGTGAAGGTGTTGCGTGGTATTACTGCTGATATAGGGAAGTTAGCGAAGCAGTATAAGGAGATCACGGATGGTATTAGTGTGCGTGTGGAGTTTGACAGTCGTGTGTTTGATCAGTTAATGCGTGTGTTGTTCGAGATAGTGCCTCAGCAGTATATGTTAGAGATAGCGGCTCGTATGGAGGGTAGTCTAGGTGGTGTAGTGCTTGGGGAGTGAGGTAGTAAAGTTAAAGCAGTTACCGTCGGGGAGTTTTGATTTTATTTGTCGTGAGGTTCGGGAGCGGATTTTAGCGCATGTTGAGATGCTGAGTGATTTTTACGAGCGTTTTGATTGGAGTCGGAATCCGAAGCAGCGTCGTGTGTATAGTATTCTGAGTGATCCGGGTTTACCGGAGCGTGTGAGTTATCGTGTTCAGCATGTAGCGTTACGTGGCAGTGTGGGTAGTGGGAAGAGTACGGTATCGATAGCGTGGCCTGTGATGCAGATGCATCGTTTTCCGGGTGCGAAGTGGTTAGGGATGCGTCGTACGAACAGCCAGTTAATGGCGTCATTGTACCAGCAGATTTTAGAGTTTAATGATGAGTTTCGGATTCCGTATAGTAAGCGTTTAGGTAGTGGGACCGGTCCTCCTGAGATTCGTTACCCGAATGGTTCCAAGTGGGTTTTCTGGAGTAGTGAGTCTGCTGTTGAGAGTAGTACTGCGGATAATGCGCGTGGTTTAGGTTCGACGCAGTATAGTGGTGCGACGTTAGAGGAAGCGGATATGATTCACAAGGCTGCGATAGACACTGTGACGCAGCGGTTGCGTGAGAAGTCTGGTATCAAGTTACGTGTTGTGTTTTACAATTTGAACCCGACACCTGAGAATCATTGGTTAGCGCGTATGTTTTTACGTAAGGAGGGTGTGCCGTATCCGGAGGATTATCATGACTTTCATTTTACGATGGAGGATAATGCGGCGTGGCTGCCTCCGGGATATATAGAGACGCAGTATGCGCGTTATGCGAATACTCCGGGTTTGTTTCGTCGTTTTATCTTGGGTGAGTGGGGTCCTGAGGTAAAGGGGACGCCGGTGTATGGTCCTTATTTCAACCGTGATTTTCATGTAGCGAAGCAGTCTTTTATCGCCAGGTGGGCCCGTGATCAGTTATGGCAGGATGGTCCTGTTTGTTTGTGTTGGGATTTTGGGTTTCGTCATCCTGCGGTGGTGGTGTTTCAGGATGTTGAGGTGGGGGGTTTTCGTCAGATACGGTTATTGGCGGGTTACCTGGGTGACAGTGAGTCGTTGCGTGTGTTTGGGAATCGTGTACTGGATGAGGTCTATAGGATTTTGCCTGGTGCTGAGTTTTTGTGTTATGTGGACCCTGCGGGGAAGGTGAGTGATCCGCGTGGTGTATCGACTGAGAATGCGTTAGATGTGTTGCGGTCGATGGGTCTGAATCCGGTAGCGACGCCGACGAGTGAGACCGCGGGTGTGGAGTTAGTGATTTCGTTGTTACAGGGGCATAGTGTGGATCGTGTTATGGGTGTGCAGCCGGATCTTGTGCTGGAGCCTGACGGGAAGTATACGCAGGATCTGCAGGATATGTTTGAGGTAGGGTTTTGTGTTCCTGAGGATTTAGGTCGTGATCGGTTTCGTCCTGTTGATGATGGTTATTATATTCATCTAGCGGATGCGTTGAGGTATGGTTTAGTGCACCGTAGGCGTCTGCAGGACAGTTTGGTCTCGAGTGTGCGTCCGGAGCGTAGTGGTTGGCGTCGGCATGATGAGTTTGGGAGTGGGGTATATGGTGCTGGTCTAGTGCCTGATGTAGGTGACGGATTTGACCAGATGGCGTATTATGGTTTTGGTGATAGTGCTTACTGAGGTGTTGTGCTAGTGGATGAGTTAGGTGTAGGTTTAGCGGCTGGTGGTCCTGACTGGGGGCTGGTGTTGGGTGGTCAGGATGGTGTTGATGTGGTTGGTGGCGGTGATATTCTGGAGTCATTGCGTCGTGTTTTTCGTCATGAGTATGAGGTTCGGCGTCCTCACCAGGTTTTATGGGATCGTGCGTGGGAGCGTTTCAATAATCGTTGGGATTTTTACCGGAAACGCGAGTGGCAATCGAAGCGTGGTTTACCGACGTTCACGGTATTGGCGTTAAAGTATGCGTGGGAGATGACGAAGGCGTTAGAGTTAGCGGGTAAGAATTGGTTTGAGGTAACGACGCCGTTGCATCCGTGGCGTGATCTGGTTGATATTCCACGGGATTTTGTGATGGAGTATTTACGTCCTGCGGGTGATGATGATGGTTCAGATTTTTTCACGGTGTATTATGACGCTATGGTGGGGATGGCGATTTCGGAGATGTCGCATGTATTGGTAGTGGCGGAGAATGAGGGGGTAGTGGATTATAGTCCTGACGAGTCTGATATATTTGGTGATCTGGGTGAGTCGGGTGTTGGTGATGCCGTGGTGCCGTCGTTTGGGATGGGGGAGTCTAGCCAGGAGACTGGTCCTCCCCCAGTGGTGGTGGCGCAGGATAAGTTCAGGTTACGTTTTGAGGCTCTGAATCCTCGGAAGGTGTTGGTTGATACCACGAGTGGTCGTGGTGATCAGTATAAGGTGTGGTATCAGGAGATGACGCCGTGGCAGTTTCGTCGTGTAGCGTCGGAGTTTGGTTGGGAGAATGTGGAGGAGGTTATTCGTGCCCAGCGTGCGGGGAGTGGTGCTGAGGGTAGTGGTTCTCATGAGATTCGGAATCGTGATGCTCGTGAGCGTGGTGAGGCGAGTAGTCCGAAGCCTGTGGATACGATAGAGATCCGTCATTTTTTCGGGACGTTATTTGATGAGCGTGGTGAGGCGTTATTTGAGAACAAGTATTGTGCTTGGAGCGGCGACTTTTTGTTAACCCCGGAGCCTCGTGATAATCCGTATTGGCATGGGAAGATCCCGATAGTGAGTGCGGGTATGATTCGTGTTCCGTGGAGTAATTATCATCGTTCGTTATTGACGTTGAATCTAGATTCTCAGGAAGCTCGTACTGAGTTATTGAATTTGCTGTTGGATTATTTAGTGCAGGTAATTAACCCGCCTACTGAGGTTGACTGGGATCAGATAGCGAGTCAGAAGACGGGCCAGTTCAAGTCTGGGATATATCCTGGCATGGTGATTCACACGAATAAGGGTCCGAAGAATTTTCCTGCGGTGAGTCGTGCTGCGACGCCTGATATTCCGTCTGGTGTGTGGCAGGGGTTAGGTTTTTTCAAGACTGAGTTTAGTGAGGGTGCTGCGTTAGCCGACACGGGTGCGATGCCTCGTACTCGTAATCGTATAAGTGCGAAGGAGTTTACGGAGCGTCGTGTAGCGAGCAGTGGTTTATGGCAGCAGATAATGCGTAATATTGAGCGGAATCTGATCACGCCGGTGTTGCATCAGGCGTATTTATTGTTATTGCAGAAGTGCCCTCGTGATTTATGGGAGAATTTTATTGATGAGAAGATAGCGAGTAAGCTAGAGGGTTGGGTTGGTCAAGAGGAGCCTGATGTAGTGAAGAAGTTGCGTGTGATGCGGAATTGGGGTGCTCGTGAGCGTTATGAGAAGTTGAGTGCGGTATTTCGGTTTAAGGTTAAGGTCTATAGTGCTCGGGAGTCGCGTCGTGAGAATCTGGAGAATATTTCTATGATCACGGATATGGCGCAACAGATCCCGGGTTTTGCGCAGCGTGTGAAGTGGCATCAAGTAGCCAAAACTGCTATGATATCGCTAGAAGAGGATCCGGATCAGTTTTTATGGCCGGATGCGGGTCCGACTGCTGATCGTCCGATGGAGTTGCCAGGTGGTGCTGCGGGGGATGGTGGTATAGGGGAGCCGGGTGTTGTGAGTCCGGTAGCGCCGGTTCCTCCTGGTCAGGGTTAGAGTGGTAAGGAGGTTAGGGTGGAGATTCTAGAGGATCGTGTAGTGTATGGTGTAGGTGATTGTATGCGTGGCAACGAGCGTCATGGTGGTTTTAGTGTTCCTGCTGGGCGTTATGTAGAGCGTGAGGTAGTGGTGCGTTTACGTGATGCGCCTGGCATGAGTGAGGTAGAGCGTGTGGGTTATAGTGTAGTGAAGCGTTTTGAGCGTCCTGGTCCTCCGGTTAAGTTTGACTAGAGGTATGGGCTTAGGATTTACGGAATAGGAGGGATATGGTTATGCAGTCAGATAGTGGTGCACACAGGCCGAAGGGTGCTGTAGTGAAGCAGCGGAATACTGTAGCGGTGCAGGTAAAGGCGTGTCGTTTATCTGTGGAGAAGGCTGGTGACAAGGCTGCTGCTGCGAAGCAGAAGTCGATTCCGAAGATGGTGTAGGTGTAGTGATGTTTCCTCCGGGTCCTGGGATAGATATTGAGGCTTTGGGTGTAGAGGCTGGTTTACGCGAGGTTGCGTCTGTAGTGAGCGTCAATCATTTATCCCGGGTTCTCGGGGGTATGTTGTTAGATGTAGCGGAGCGTGAGTTACCGTTATGTAGTGATGATGAGTCTCGCCGTTTATGTCAGGCGAAGGTGTTGGTGATTCGAGATTTTCGTCGTGAACTCGTGAGGATATTGGAGGGTAGTTAAGGATGGGAGAGCCGTGGGAGGATCCTGATTTTTGGAATCAGCCGACAGGTCGTCCGGAGTCTGAGGGTGTTGTGAAGGATTCTGGTGGTGAGCCGAGTGAGGTATCGGGTGGTGTTGATGCGGGTGTTGGTGATGCTGATGAGATCCAGTCTCGTGTTCGTGCTGCGATGTTGTTGGAGCAGCGTCGTCAGCAGGAGTTATGGGGTAAGACTCGTGAGCGTCTAGTGGAGTTAGAGCGTGAGTTTGTGAAGAACGCGGAGTTAGTGCCGTGGAAGCGTGTAGCGGAGCAGCATTTTGCTGCGTCTGTGCGTTCTGGTTTAGGGATAGAGTCTGCGTATAATTTAGCTGTAGAGCATGTGCAGCAGTTACGCAATATGGGTATGGAGCCTCCTGCGGTTTCGAGTTCCAATCCGTTTCCGTCGCCGAATCGTGGTGTTGGTGTAGATGGTGGATTAGACCCGGGTTTATTGCGTCCTGACGAGCGTGGTATGGGTTCTGGTGTTGGTTTTTATAGTGAGGAGCGTCGTGAGGGGGATCGTGACAAGTGGATGCGTGCTCGCAAGAAGGATTTAATGTATCGTAAGAGTGGGGGTTTGCGTGGTGAGCCGTTATTGAAGTCTTATCCTGATGCGATGAAGTAGTGTTGTTTCCGGCTGTGGCCCCCGCGCCTGTTGCCCGACCCTGATCGGGTTTTTGGGTCGGAGTAGTAAATGCAAGAGGAGGTAACCAGACAATGCTTGTTTGGGAAGTTGACTCTCGCGGAGGTTACCTGACGAGTCCGGAGTTATCGGAGAAGATCCGAGTTGTGGCGCAGACGAAGCAGGTTTTCCGTAATCTTGTGAATCCGCAGGAGTCATTTGGGATGCATCGTGGTGATGTGTTGCAGTATACGAAGGTTGGTGATACTGAGGATGGTCGTGTTGTTAGTGAGACCGAGACGGTCCCCACTGGTAACCTGACGTTTTACAAGTCTAGTGTGACGGCGTTAGAGGTGACGTTAGGGATTGATTACTCCTGGCGTTTGGATATTTTAGCCAAGCTGGATATTTACAACCAGATAGTGATAGCGTTGACGAATTCGATGGCGCGCACGTTGGACAAGATGTGTGGGAAGATTTTCCAGACGTCTGATTTGGTGTATACCCCGACGGGTTCGTTAACGAATCCGAGTTATACGTTAGGCACTGCGGGTACTGCGTTAGCGGCGGGCACGCGTCCCTTCACGGTTTGGGATCATCGTAATGTGATTGATCTGATGGAGGGTACTTATAACATGCCCTATTATTCAGACGATGGTTATATTGCGGTAGGTACGACTGCGTTTTTGCGTAGTTTCCATGAGGATGGTGCCTGGGAGCGTCCGGTAGTTTATAATGCTGCGGAGCGTGTTTGGCGTGGTGAGGTTGGTCATTTTTATAAGGGCCGTTTTCTGACGGACACGAATGTGATGGACAATGATCTTGGCAATGGCTTAGGCGAGGCGATCTATATTGCTGAGGATGCGGTGTTGGAGATTGTTGTGTATCCGGAGGAGATCCAGGCCAAGGCGGGTGCTGATTACAGTCGTGATCGTGGTCTCCGGTGGGTCTGGTATGGCAATTGGGCCAAGACGTGGGATTATTCTACGGAGAATGAGGCTCGAATGATTCGGGTTCATTCGCTGTAGGGAAGGGGAGAGTTAGGATAAGATGCCTTTAGTAAGTACTGCCTCTCGTGGGCATTCATATGAGCGTTACCAGGCTCCGCAGATGTTGTTGCCGGCTGACAAGGTTGCGGCGGTAGATCTGGCTGCGGCTGCGAACACGAGTCTTGCGAAGTTCTGGATACCTGCGGGTTGGGGCAAGGTGCAGGTATTGGCGATGGGTTTTCATTATGCCGCTGGTGGTGGAGCCCAGACGACTGACGGGACGATGGTGATGGAGATTGGTGGTGTAGACGTAGAGGATGCGAATGGTAATGATTTTACCGTCACGTCTGTGGCGTCTCATACTATCAATGACGTAGTGGAGACTGAGCTGAACAGTACGACGGACAATTTGTCTGCGGAGCCGAGTTATCCGGAGGCGAGTTCTGCACAACTGATTGAGTTGAAGGTAGGGACGCAGGGTGCTGGTGTTGGCGACCAGACTGTGTGGCCTTACATCATAGTCAGGATCCTGGCGGGTCAATAATGTTGATATCCCGGGGGGCTTTTGCCCCCCCTGGGGTATTTAGGTTTGGAGTAATGTATGGGGATCAGGTTTACGGATGTCAAGGTGAGTGACGGTGCTCCGCAGGTATTGGATAAGGACCGGTTACCTCCGGGGCATGCGCGTTTTCAGGAGCAGGGTTGTAGTGCGGTGATTGTGTATAACCAGACCCTGTATGATGGTCGTGGTCGCCGTTTACGTCATGATGTGAAGTGGTTGCGTGCGAATAACTATACTGTGTGTCCCACGATGATCCAGATGTTGAAGCCTCACCAGAAGAAGCGTGAGTATCGTGAGTGTGTGGAGTGTAGTTTTCCGTCGTTACCGGTGAGTTCCAAGTTTTGTTCCGAGTGTGGCGCTAGGCAGCCAGAGTTAGTCTGGACGCCTGGTGCTGGTGGTGATGGTGAGGAGTTAAAAAAGTTAATTGATCCTAGTGACCCATTTGGTTCGTTAGCGGCGCTAGAGAGTGAACCGGAGGTATCGGAGCGTTCTGTGGTCCGGATGCCTACTGAGGAGGAGTTATTGCAGGAGGCGGTTTCGGAGTTTAGTGCGTCGTATGTGGGTGTTGATGGGCGTCCTATGGATTCGAATCCTCAGTTATCGGTGAAGCAGCGTGGTCAGGTAGGGTTTAAGGTCCCGGCTCCTAGTAATCGGAAGGCGAAGTAGGTTGTGTCGTCTCCGACGCGTTTATTGAGTTATGTAACGGAGCGTGTTAAGGCGAAGTTTGGGAAGACTTCGGCCACACTTGAGGGTTACATAGCGGATTTACTGCGTGATCGGATGCGTGAGATCTGTTCTGATTTTGATTATTGGTTTCTGAAGAAGCATCCGGGTTTTTATGTACCAAGTCAGTTTCCGTATGCGGATTCCGCGACTGCGGTAGCGGCTATTGTGGTGGGTCGGTTTTTGGATGAGGGTTGGTTCCTGACGGAGGCTGATAAGGAGTATTATAAGTTATACACGAGTGATGTAGCGGATCCTGGTACGGTGCCGGGTTCGCGTTCGTGGGTAGCGACTGAGGCGAGTCGTATTAATTTTGCGAGTCGTTATAGTCTAGAGGGTGCGTTCCAGTCGAACCTTGAGGTCCCGGGTTCTGAGCAGTATTTTGCCACGACGGTGTTATCGCGTGAGTCCGCGTCTGGGAAGCCGGTGCGGATCTGGCCCCATACGGTAGATGGTGTTACGTATTTGCGTTTGGTTCCGATTCCGGATGATGTGTATTTGATGTGTGTGAGTTTCCAACTTGCGTATCCTCCGTGGTTCAGTTCTGGTGGTAGTTATACGAATCTGATGTTGCAGTATTATCCTCGTGTGATGCATTGTCTTGCGGGTCTGGAGTATGCGGAGTTTTTTCATGAGGTCAAGATGGTGCAGTATTATATGCGTGAGTTGTTTGGTGATACTGATCGGGGGCATATTCGGAGTGATATAGCGAATGCGGGTCTTGTGGGTAAGATGAAGTTCGATACTATCAAGCGTGAGCAGCAGGATACGGAGGAGATTGGGTTTTACCAGAGTTCGTCTGATGCTGTTGGTCGTGATGGCACGTATCGTCGTTTACCGGGTGATTCGCATTATTTTGGGCCTTCGGGGTACTGATGGCTCGTGCGGGTTCGTTAAAGACTGCGGATGCGGTTCCGTTATGGGGTCCGTGGGATGGGATACACCGTGAGGTTCCGCCGGCGAGTATTCCTGATAAGGGTTTTTATGATGCGTGGAATGTTGTCCTGACGGAGGGTAGGATTCAACCGCGTCCGGGGTTCAGGTTATCGACCCGGTATACCAACACAGACACGGATCCGTTGTCGTTGTTTGAGATCTTACGGGATCGGGGTGGTGTTGAGTATCCTATTAAGGGGAATTCGGATTTTACTGCTGGGACGTTAGGGGTATCGTATTGGGATGGTGCTGCCTGGTCGAGTTTAGTCGTGGGTTTAGGGACCAGTCGTGATACTCCCCCTGTTTTGTTACCTTTTAAGGATGAGGGTTTATTGCTGCCGGGTGATGGTGAGTTACACAAATGGACCCCGTCGGGCCCGTCGTTAGTGACGGTGGATAGTTTGCAACCGAATACCGAGTTACGTCCTCCGGATAAGGCGCGTTTTATCGCCACGACTGCATCGCGTGTATTTTTGGCGAACGGGATAGAGCCTGGCGGTAGTGAGCGGTATCCGTATCGTGTTTGGTGGAGTACGACGCTGAATTCTAATATTTGGTCTAATGGTACGGGCGATATTGGGCGTGGTTCTGCGAGTTACCAGGATCTGCAGCATGATACGTATCCCATAACGGGGTTACATTTTCATTCGGGTCAGTTCGTGATGGCGTTCAAGACCTGGAGTATTTATATTGGTCAGTGGCGTGGTTCTCCGGTTTGGTACGATTTTGTGCCCATCACGACTCGTGTTGGTTGCATAGCAGGTAAGACGATCCGGCAATACCAGGATACGGTGTTGTTCCTTGGTTCTGACCTGAATGTGTATATGTTGGGTGCTCGTGGGAAGTTGCAGCCTGTGGGGTTGCCGGTGCAGGATTACCTACAGGGTATTGTGGATTTTTCGAAAGCGAATCGTGCTGTTGGTTTAGTGGATCATGATGAGTCATTGTACTGGTTGGTGGTCCCGACTACTGCGCATGGTTCCGAGCAGGCGCGTCATTTGCTGTGTTTGGATTTGAGCACGGGTGCGTGGACTGAGGGTGCGACTGCGGTGAGTACGTTGCAGGTGTTGCATGGCACGTATGGTTATTTCGTGGGTTCCGGGTCTGTTATTTTCTGGGGTTCTGAGGATGGGAAGTTGTATGAGTATGACGTAGCGTCTCCGATGCGTGATGCTGGTACCCAGTGGGAGGCGTATGTTTGGTCTAAGGTTTATGACTTTATGGAGATTTTTGGTGGTCGTCAGCCGTTAGCGTCGGAGGGTGAGATTCATAAGGTATCGATTCATGGTTCTGAGGGGACGTGTACGCCTCGTGTGCGTGTAGGTCGTACGGTTCAGGATATTGAGTCCGCGACCCCGACGACGTTTAGTGAGATTGACCAGGCTGCTACGGATTCGATTCCGTATGTATCGGAGCGTACGTTTAGCGAGCGTTTTGCCCAGTGGGGTTTAGTGTGGCCTGTGGGGACGACTACTCCCACACCTGTGGATGGTGTAGCGGTCTGGACGTTACCGAGGGGTGGTACTCGTTGATGGACGGATTAAACACGGGCAATTTTTTCCCGGGGTTACCGCAGCCATATAGTGATCGTTTTGTGTCTCAGATATGGGCTGATAAGGTATTGTATCAGGATGGTGAGTTAGGGTTGGGGTGGACGGTAGCGATCACGGTTCCGGATCTTGAGACGTGGACGTTGACTAATTTATGGTTTTGGCATGATTCTGGTAGTGATGTAGCGGTTCGGGTGCGTTATACGCCTAAGGGTGCGGTTGCTGCTGACAAGTATATTATTTGGGGCCGGACCCTGACGGCTGCGTATCCGACGTATATGTTGAGTTGTATCCAGAAGGTATTGGAAGGGGGTTCTGAGATTGCGGTGTATGCCGGAGTCGCCTCAGTCCTCAATGTCTGCCTTGAGGGTCAAGTCCTCGTGTCCCAGTGAGGTATTGGTCCGGCAGGTAGTGCTGGAGGATTGGGTAGATGTGCGGTCCCTGTTGGCGGTGCAGGCCAGTTGGGAGAGTAAGCGTCGTAAGGTTCGTGGTGGTAGTGTGGGTCCTGTCCTGGGGGTTACTGAGGAATCGATGCGGGGTTATTTCCTGCATAGCCTTATGGTGCCGAATGTGGGGTTATGGTTAGCCTGGTGGCGCAGTCATCCTGTGGGGTATTGTTTTGCGATGCTGACGAATCCCCCGGATTTAGCGTCGCCCCCGGGTTCTAAGCCATTGGTGCATTGCTTTGTGCACAGTATGTTTGTGGCGCCGTCGATTTCTGCGCCGTGTGGCCGTGCCCGTGTGCCGTGGGTTGTGGGTCGCGAGCTGGTTAGGAATGTGGAGGATTGGGCTCGTGAGGCGAAGCCGTTTCCTGCGGTTTGGATCTATGGTAATGTTAGGGTGGATGGGAATATTGAGGCTATGGAGCGGCAGTTTGGGGGTAAGGCGACGTATGTTGGGATTGGGAAGGTATTGTAGCTATGGGTGATTTGTTTGGTGGTGGTCAGAGTACTGATGTGCAGCAGATCCCGGGTTCGTTACCGTCTGTTCCGAACCAGGATATGATGAATTCTGCTGCTCAGTGGCGGTTATATGCTCAGAGTCCGTGGTATAGTTCCCCGTGGCGTTCTGTGGATTTTTTCCGTGGTTTTGGCACTGTTCCGGATTATAGTCCTCGCTATGTTCCGGGAGCGATCCCCCAGTATCCGGTTGGTGGTATTGGGTATTTGGGGAATTTTCTGCAGAACCCGTTAGGTTTTGGTGTTAGTGGTGGTGTTCTTCCGGGTTTTGGGATGTTACCGATGGGTGCTGCTCCTACGGCGCAGGCGTTCGGCGGTACGATTCGTCCAGGTGAGGGTTCTCAGGGTTCTGGTGGTAATCCGAGTGTGGTGCCGTCTTCGGGTAATCAGGGTTCTGGTGGTTCTCAGGGGTCTGGTGGTTCTCAGGGTTCTCAGAATCCGAACCCTCAGGATTTGCAGAGTTTGTTTGACATGTGGTCTATTGCGTCCCAGCAGGCTGGTCCCCAGCCTTCAAGTGCCGCGGGATATACTTCTATGCCGAATAATATCAACGCATTTCAGCAGGATCCGTATAGTTACTGGAATGCGTTTATGTCGGGTGCCCAGCAGTATAATCCGTTTCAACCAACAGGGGGTGCGTCCTGATGAGATTTGACCAAACCTTACAGCCGGCGTATGGTCAGGGGCAACCACAGCAGCAGGGTTTAAATCCTGGTGATCAGCATCCTTTTGCTGTGGACCAGTGGGGGTTGATCGGACCGCCCCCGGGTCCTGGTCCCGAGTATGCGAATAACTTTTTACCTCCGTTGTTTGCGAACCCGTTTACGTATGGTATCGGGAATGCGATGAATCAGGCCAATTGGGCGTCGCAGGCTACTCCGCAGGCGTCGGGTTTTCAGCAGGCGTTGTATTCTCCGGGCATGACTCCTATGGAGCAGGCGTATTTGGGGTCTACTGCGATGCTGGGTGCGCGTCAGTTAGCGGATACGAGCAATCGTATTGAGGGTATGTTTGAGAATTCGGCGTCCCACGGTTCTTTGGCGCCGGCGTTGTTTGAGGCTACGAATCAGTATAATCAGCAATTGAACCAGATGGCGGGTCAGATGGGTACTCAGCGGCAGCAGATTGCGGCACAGGCGATGCCGTTTACATTTGGGTTCCCGATTCAGGCGTATCAGGCGGGTCAGGGTATGTCTGAGGGTTTGTATTCGTTAGGTCAGAATGCGATGTTCGGGGATTTTCAGTTCCCGTTGGCGATGTTGGGGTCGAACCCGGTAGTGGCGCCTACGAATGTTGTGACCCAGACTGGAGGGAAGTCGTGATGGAGAAGTACGTTGTGAGTAAGGAGAAGGGGAAGATTCTGGATCAGAATGTGTGGTATGTCCGGAATCCTGAGGGCCGGTTAGTCGCGGTGTGTGGTACTCGTAAGGAAGCCTTGAAGGTAGCGCGTTTATTTAGTAAAGGGGAGTAGTTTCGATGCCTGAGGAGCGTTCTGGACTGGGTAAGGTTCCGATAATTGGGAATTTCTGGGAGATTTATAAGCGTGAGTACTGGGATCCGCTTGTAAAGGGTGGTGTGCATCCCCCTATTTTGACTGAGGGTCGTACGTGGTCTGGGAAGCAGCCGGAGGTCCAGCAGTCTAGACAGCAGGCTGCGAACGAGGAGCAGTTAAGCCGGAAGGCTACGGAGCAGGCACGTCATGTCCAGTCTCCTGGGGGTCAGCAAGAGATTAAGGGGAAGAAGATTCAGGATGCTATTCTCCGGGAGCGGTATTTTAATGAAGCGATAGACCGGATTCGGAAGGGCGATATTCCTGCAGAGGGTCATGGGGAGCGGTCTCGGTTACTCAAGGATTTGTATACGTATTTGAGTCAGGAAGCGTTGCAGAATAAAGAGGAATGGCAGCGTCGGGCAGATATCCCGGATATGGACCCGTTACTTAAGGAGCAGTTTTCCCGGTATGCTCAGGAGTATGGTGAGGTCTCGCAGTTACTCAAGGGGGATCCGGGCACGTTGCCGGACAGGTTACGGGAATACTATACGGATGAGCAGAAAGCCGAGACCCTATCTACCCGGGTTCAGTATCTGAATAATGCGCTTGATTCCTGGCGCGGGAGTGTTCTAGAGAGTCCTCAGAACCGGATAGCGAATCCGTATACGTTGTTGTTTGCGGATCAGTTGATGCAACGTGACGTGCGTGATAAAGGTTTTCGAGATATGCCGTATTGGGGTGGTGGTGCTCCGGGTACTCCGGGTAACAGTTACCCGATAGACCCGAGTTTTGTGCGTAATATGATGTTGCGTATACCGAGTGCGATACCTCGGGAGGCACCGTTAAAGACGCAAGGTAGGGAGCAGTCAATGTTAGGTAATCCTATGTTTCAGCCGGTATCCCCGACTGTGATGCAGTCCCCCACGACTGTAGTGCAGGGTGGCGGGGGCGGATTCGGGCTTGGGGACTTGCTCGGGATGGGGCTTGGGCTTGGTATGGGTTTTGGAACCGGGAACTGGGCTCCCCTGATGGGGTGGGGTATGAACCAGGTAGGGATGTCGGGTGCGGTCCCGGGAGGTCAGCAGCCTCAGCGCCGGCCTTCCCCCGGTATCCAGCAACCGCAGCAATCCGGGGCGGGTCAGGATGATAAGACCCGGAACAATCTAGATCGGAATGCGCGTCAGGAGATGGAGGCGGGCAGTATGGTTCCGGGGATGGGTGAGGTAATGCAGCCTCCGGCCGGGGGTGCTATGATGTATGTTCCGCCCCCGTTTATGGGTCCGGTAGCGTATGTGCCCCAGGGTGGATTCGCAGCACCTTATACTAATCCGTATGCCTGGGGATTTGGAGTATAAATCATGCCGTTACAGCCTCCGCAATTTACCGCACAGCGTCCTCAAGTCATTTACCCTCAAACGGTGCAGCAACAGCGTCAGGGGTTTTGGGGTGCTTTCCTGGGGGCGATCCCGAGTATTGCGAGTGCTGCTAAGGATGTTAAGGGTCTTATGTTTGGGGACCCGAATGAGGAGTATCTTGCGGCATTAGCGCAGTCGAATAAGGTGAATTCCTGGTTAGGGTATCAGGAGTATAGGGCGAAAACGCAGCCAGGTTCTGAGGAGCGTCGTAAACTAGATGAGGCTGCAGCGACACAGTTCCCGGAGTGGCGGGATAGTATTGCGAAGCTTCCGGATATGATTGATCCTGCGGACCTTGCGCGTGCGCGTATGTGGGAAGAGCAGCGGGGGTTATATGAGTCTACAGACCAGATTCGTGGTCTTGAGCCTGCAGCAGTGCCGCAAGAGATGCCTCAAGAGACGCCTCAAGAGGCTTCTGTAGTCCCGGGTGCAGAGAAACCTCCGGTGTTTGGTGAGATACCGCCTGCGGCTCCTGGGAGTGCTGCTGAGCAGGATTTACCGATACCACGTGATGTGAGTGCCCAGGTAGCTGCGGAGGTTAAGCAGGACCCTACTTATGACCAGGGGGAGCCTCTGATATACCAACCGCAGGAAGTCGTGAGTCCTCCGGAGCCTCGGAAGATTGATATCAGGGCCCAGGCTGCGAAGCAGATCGATGTGTCCCCGGATGCTGTGGTGTTGGGACCTGACGGGAAGCCGTATCTGGATCCTGCTGTTGGTGTGGAGCGTCCGGATTTACGAGCCAAAGGTCCTCAGATGTCGCTACCGATGCCGGTATTGAGTCCGGAGGAGACAAAGAGGGTTAACCAGACGGTGCAGTTGGTGGGTCCGAAGGTCAACAGGTTGTATCAGCGTCAGTTGCAGCACGCTGCGGGGTTACGGGTAGCGATGGACCTTCGGGAGGGCAGGACTCCTCAGGCTGTAGATATGCTCCAGATGGCGGTAGACCAGGGTGAGGCGGACCAGATTCGCAAGGAAGCGATGTATGGGTTAGGTGCGATTGACCCTGCGGATATGGATATGGGGATCACTACGATGTTGTATGTGATGAATCAGGATCCTGAGAAGTATGCTGAGAATGCGGAAGAGTTTCGGCCGTATTGGGAGCAGTTTATCCGGTTACCGAAGAGTACTCAAGCGTATCACTGGGGTATGGCGAAGCAGTGGCATGACAATAAAGTTACAGCTGATGCTGCTATTCGGGCGCATCAGGAGCGTATGGCGACGTTTGAGGTGCAGAAGATCAATGCGCAGGCGGGTTTATCCCGGGCCCAGACGGCGGCGGAGAAAGCGCCTTCTGAGATTAAGAAGAACTGGGCGGAAGCTGCCAAGGCGTTGTGGGAGATTGATAAGGGTGATGAGGACCGGGCTCTCAAGTGGCGGCGGTTAGCAGTTGATGAGCAGACGAATTATGTGAAGTTACTGGATAATGCGCAAGTATTCCGGGATAAATCTGCTAAGAACGCGACTGCGTTAGCGATGGGGTATGCGACTCAGGTTGAGACCACATATAGAGAGATAGATCGTGCGGATGAGATTCTGCGTGATGCGGACAAGATCTTGTCTCCTATTGGGGTTTTGCTGGACAATGTGCTTGTGGGCGGAGGGGAGTTGCCTCCGGAGTATGCGGATAACCCGACTTACAAGAGAGCGTTGGAGCGGGCCCGGATGGCAGCTCAGCATAAGGAGCGGTTACGGGTTCGGCTGTGGGGTGTTGAGGATGACCCCAATACTCCTGAGAACGAGTATGTTCCCGGTCTTGTGGGCCAACTGGACCGGGCTAACGCGGAGGCTGCGGTAGCGATTTCCCGTACCCAGAATCCCCAGCAGGTAATTGATGACCTCGGGAAGTTCCTCGTGTATGACCCGGGGTATCGTGGTGGTTTTGATGATACTCGTAAGGCTGCAGCCCGTAGGGTAGTGAATGACCTTCGGAAGAATATTGGGTTAGACTATAGTGTTTCGGGTGCTGCGGGTAGCGCTGGCGGCGGTGGTGGAACTGCGGAATCCCCTGGTGACCGTAGTGATACGTATGTCCGGAAGGTAGACCGGATACCTCCGGGGGCAGCGCCGACACCGGCTACCGCGACCGCGCCGGCTAAACCTGTTGATAGCAGTGGTATTTCGAAGCAGGATAGGTTAAAAGTTGTGAGTACGATGAACAGGTTTATGAGTCAGTTCCCGGGGGTTACGGATAGGGAAACGATCAAGCGTGCGCTGACGTCGAAGCATCCTGGTGTGTTTACGGATGCGGAAGCCGAACAGGTAGTTACTGCGTACCTCAGGCACCGGGAGCAGACTCTGGGGAAGGGTCGTAGTAAGTAATGGCGGGTGCACCTCAAGACCCGGGGAACATGGATTGGTTGCGTGATGCTCTTGAGAAAGATCGTCAGGAGCGTGGTATCCCACCCCTGGATACTTTGGAGTCTGGCCCGGCATTAACCCCTACTCCTATCGAGATTCCGTCTCCTATAGACGAGGTTTCTCCGGTCAATATGCTAGATACTCCGGATCCTCCGGTTCCTGAGGAGACTGTGGGTGTTTCGGATCCTCCTGTGATAGAGGATGATGCTTACCCGGAGGAGTTGTTCGCGCCGGCGTATCAGCAGGATATCCCGGAGTCGTATCGTGAGACTGCGCCGTCTGTTCCGAGTCGTCCTGAGGAGCCTCGTGATGTGTCGATTCGGTATATGGTACCGAAGTTAGCGAGGGCGCATGGTTTTAATGATCGTGATGCTGAGATTTATTCGAAGTTATTGATGCAAGAGAGTGGGATGGAGCCGTATAACCCGGATGGTTCTATCAAGACCTCTTCTGCGGGGGCCCTGGGGATTGGGCAGATGATGCCCGGGACGTTAGCCCCGTACCTTCAGAAACGTGGTATTGAGGCTAAGGATTATATTGAGGACCCGTATGTACAGATCGATATCTCCCTGGAGCACCTGCGCGGGCTTCTGGATAAGTATGATGGGTCTTGGGCTAAGGCGTTAGCTGCGTATAACGGGGGTGGTCAGGCGGTAGAGTATGCGGAAGCTAACGGTCAGTATCCGCCGTCTGACGATCCCACAACCTGGTATGCCCAAACGTTACCGTATGTAGCGGGGATCTTGGGGGTGACGAACGATGAAGCGATGAAGTGGATCGCGGCTCCCCGGGATTATGTCAACCCAAAAGTGTCGGGGTCCGAGGTTGCGGTTGATTTTAAGAAGAATGTGGGGCCGATTGCCAGGACCCGGGGTCCTATAGAGGCGAGTCAGCGTGCTCGGATCCGGAAAGATATCCAGGATTGGATGCCGTTTATTGTTCCGGGTACTGAGGAGGCGCTGGAGGAGAAGGCGTTACGGACCGGCATGTCTCCGATGGAGATCCAGGGTCAGGATATAAAAGAGGGTACTCGGGCTTACGTGCGGGGGTTGACGTCCGGTGTTTTCCTGCTGGGTGCGGGTATCGAGAAGCAATTAGAGCAGGCTGCTGTGGGTGATGTGGCGGGAACCCGGATGGAGAACATTAAGGCTATGCGTGACCGTTCGGAGTCCGCCGGCTTTGTTCCCGGGTTGATGCCGGGTATGGGGATTCCGGAGATAGGGATTCACGCGGACCCCCTGACTGGGAATAAAGAGGATTATGCCACACCTCTGGACCCTGCGATCTCGATGGGTGCTAAGGGGTTAAGTAAGGTTTGGGGTCTGGTGCCCTGGAGGAGTCTTGCGATGTCAATGGCTCCTACGGATTGGTGGGATCCGGAGTTCGCGCAGATCCAGACTGACCGCCGGGGTTCTGGGGAAGGTGATATTGAGGATTTTGACTTTTGGGGTTGGGCGAAAGCGACTGTAACGGATCCGTTAGGTAAGAAGAAAGAGTGGTCGTGGGAGAATGCTAAGCGGGCAACTATGGGTAATGTGGCCGGCTTGGCTATGGAGATCCCGATGTTGGCTGGTACCACAACCCTGATGGCGTTATTGGGTCCGGAGGCCGGGTTGTTATCGAAGCCGGGTGCTGTGGGCGCTAAGGAAGCCCTGGGGGCCCCGGGGGATGCGGTTTTGGTGAAGTCTGGTTTGAAGCCGAAGTTCACGGAGATGTTTAAGCAGCAGGCTATCGGGCGTGGTGCTACGGAGCTGGAGGCTAAGGCGTTTGCGGAGAGCACTGTTGAGGCGATGTCGGTCTATGCTTCCCTGGGGGCAGTAGACGCAGCAGCAGTCACGGCCGGGCACGAACTGTATGCTGGTGCCAGTCCGGTAGAGGCTGTGGCGAAAGGGTTAGTGGCCGGGTTCGCGGGTTGGTTAGTCGGGATGGCGATCCCGATGGGGTTAGGTGCTGCGGGAGTTAAGTTAAAAGAGTCTAATTGGCTGGAGAAGACGAAAGCGGCGTTAGCTGCAGGTGCGGAAATGGGGGATGTGCGGCTCAGTGTTGTTGAGTCGATTACTAGAGATAACTTAAAGAATATGCCCTGGATGGCGAAAGCCGCGCCTGCCGTAACCAAATGGCTAAATAAGTTTGATGAATTGATGGTATCGGCGTTTCCGAATGCTGACCCGGAAGCGGTTACTTTCTCGGGGCGTATTTTGTCCAAAATGAAAGAATCGTTTAAGTTATTGCAGCAGTTACAGCGGGCATCTGCGTTACGGAATACCCGGAAAGAGTTGTTGGAGTACGCGGGGAATTTCCGAAAGACTGCCCAGATGTATCGAACCGGGGTTCAGAAGTATCTTGCGGATATCAAGCGGTTGCAGCAGCAGGTAATCCAGGTTGGTAAGGATTTATCTCAGAAGGTGCAGCAGAAGCCTGGTCTTCGGGAAGCGGATCGTGCCCTGACGGCATCTGCAGAGCTGATTGATAAAACACAGCAAACAATCAATCGTGCTCGTGATGTGGCGCATCCCCGTAAGGACCTGGGAGTGGATGCGTTAAGTCAGGATGCCGAACTCCTGAAGCAGCTAGATATTACTCCGGAGGATATTGTTGAGGGTGGTCCTGACGGTAAGGCAATCAAGAAGATCCAGAAGTATTTGAACCAGTTACGTGCTGAGCAGCACCAGAAGTTGCGGGATCTGGATATTACTCCTGAGGAGTTTCAGGATTACCGAAAAGCGAAAGAAACGTTCCTGGGGGGTAAGAATCAGCTTACCCAGATGCAGATGACGGAGCCTTACCAGAAGTCTGACGATTACCTCAAGACCGCGGATGTATTTGAGCATGTGGGGAATCGGTTAGAGCGGCATGCCGAAGTCCTGGATTCCCTGGGTAGTGAGTTACCTGAGCGGGTAGTGTTGGATCCGTTACAAGAATTCCGGGGTTCCGAGGTCCCGGAATTATGGGATGCTGCGGTTAAGCATTTTGATGAAGCTCTGGATTCGGTAGTTCAGAACCGTTTGAATTTCAGTCAGTTCCCGGATCGTATTGGGTTTGAGTCATCCAAAACGGTGCGGATGTTGTTGCACTCGATGAGTAAGGACCCGGATGCTTTGTATCAGGTCCTTGTGCAAGCGAAACAGAATGCGTATGAGAACGCGACTAAGGCGTTCGGGGCGGCGTCAAGGGAGCTAAAACGCACGCAACGGAAGATACCGGAGCTTGAGAAACGTGCGAGCAAGATGGCGACCCAGTCCCCGGATACTGAGTGGGATATCAAGAAGTTCGGTCGTGGTACTGAAGCAGTTAAAGAGCACAATAAGGCTTTAAGTGTCCGGAAGCGTACTGAGAAGCGGATAACAGAACTGTCGGATAAACATACTAAATTAAGGAACGAAGTTCTCCCGGAACTCAAGAAAAGAGCTGATAAAGCCCAAAAAGAGGTTAAAAAGGCGAAGTATACCAAGGCTAAAGAGCAAGCGAAGTCGAGGTATACCAAGTATACCGACCGTGTAAAGAGGTCTGAGGATCGGGTCAATAAGGCTCGTGAGCGTCTAAAGGCTGCGGAGGCGGGTAAGGGTCAGAAGAAGATTGAGCATGCTCGTAAGGTGTTGCGGAATGCGGAAGCGGCTCATAAGAAGTTGTTATCGAATCCTCCGAAGGGTGTTGCGGTTAAGGGGAAACCAAAGATTACTCCAGAGGAGCGTGCTTATCAGAAAGCATTGCGGTATCAGAAATGGCTGCAGGAGAAGATTAAGGCTGGCAAGGAAGCGATTAGTGATATTGACACTCGGCTCCCCGGTCTTGAGCGTGATGCCTGGTTGGCGCGTAGCCAGGCGATGCGGGATAGTTGGGACAGAACTGTTGACCGATTACAGCGTCGTATTGAATTACTTAAGACCAGGGAACAAAAGCTCCAGGAGCAGTTACCGGGTCTTAGGGACCGGGCTACGATTCTGGGGTCTGACCTTGCGGAGGTTGAGGGTGCGAGGTTAACCGCTACGGGTGCTACGGAGCAAGAGGCTCTTAAGGGTTCTGAGCAGTTATTGCAGAAGTCTACGATTAAGACCAGGTTAACCGCCAGGCTCCTGGGGTTGTTGGATGATGTAGACGGGAACCAGCACCTAACCAGCACTCTTGACCCGAATGCTCCGCCTCCGCCCCTCATCCCTACTGACGGTAGCCCTGTCGATATCGGGGACCCGTTCGCAGAGGCTACAGAGATTTGGCGTGGTATGAGCCCGGAGGATCGGACCGGTTTGTTGTTGGAAGAAATGTGGTCCTTGACGGATGATTATCTGGATATGGCGATGCCGGCGCGTAAACGGGTTCAAGAGATAAAGTATGACCCGAGTAGCCTGGATACCCAGAGTTTGATTGACGGGATATCGAGTCGGTGGGGTTATATCCCGGAGCAATTGGGTCGTGCCTTAAGGATCTTGAGTCGTGAGCGTGCGGCTTCAGAGTTAGCAGCCACAACTGCGTTACCAGTGCGGGATACCGCTAAGGGGCTGTTAGGAGCGTTAGACCGTTGGGTGCGGTCCCGATTCCCTGCGTCACTCCAAGAGTTAGTGGTTAAGGGTGAGAATATTTGGCGCGATATGGTGCATCAGCAGGAAGCCGGAGTAGACCTGGCCTACACTACGGCTTCGATGCTCAAGGATATGTTCAAAGTCACCCTTAAGGGCACGGATCTCCTGGATTCTAAAGGCAGCCTGGTTCCGGATGTAGCCCGTAAGATGGTGTATGCGATCCAGGAGATGCCGTATAACACGAATAAGATGACCCAATTTCTTGAGCAATATCCGAATATGCGGGAATCCCTGGGGTCATATTTCGGGGTCATCCAGATGCTGGAGGAGTTTAAGGTAGCGTCTCCGGAGTTGCGGTCCTGGTTCCGGGATGATGGTTGGTTCCATATTTTCCCGGAGTTATCAGAGTTGTATTCACGTGGCCGGTCTGCCCCCGGAGAATTTAATCCGTACCTGAATCCTCGATTAGTCACGGAAGCGATGCGTCGTATCCCTACGATTGAGGAAGCGGAGAAGCTGTATCAGAATGCGCTCAAGACCCTGATGACGGGTACCGAAAAACGGACCCCGGATTGGGGCTGGACCCA